CTAATGACGCGTGGTTTGATTCACTTAACAGCGACGAGAATATCTATTGTGGGTATTGGAGTTTTGAAGCCGCAGCTATCGCTATTTCATTAGGTATGTCTGATGATGATTTTAGAGGCGTAGAATACTATCCGGCTTTTTAAAGTAACTTTATTAGTGTAGGCTAAAAAAAAACAACTATATATAACAGAGGTGAAGAGTTGGGATGAACATGTACCATGCGCGTGTTCTGCAGTTCCTGTGTTATCAACCGATGCATGGTAATGCTCTAAGGAGGGCGTTATGTTTATTAGGATCTCTAAGTCGGGCCGAGTTTATCTCGGCGACTGGGATGTATCGACCCAGTTTTATTGGGTCGATGGAGACCCGAAAACTGGGTTGATTGTCCTTAAAGGACGCGGTGAAGTTCGTGTCCTCCATGGCACTTACCGCAATAACAAATTCTACACTGACTGGACTGGTGAATAACCAGCTCAGTTGAGTGTAAGAGAGCAATCCCCGAGAAATCGGGGATTTATTTTTTTTTGTAATGCTATAGGTGCGCACCTATAACTGGAGATGTAAAATACATGTATTCTAATTTTTTGGCAACCGAAGAAGATACGGGTATAGCTAACCCGACTATCGAAGACGGTGATCGGGTTCCTCAGACTATCTACCGTGATAACACTGATTATCCTAAGGATACTGATGTTAATATTAACATTGATACCACTCATGGCCAGAAGGGTGATATCAATGTAGTTTATAAGAACAGAGATGAAGATCGCATAGCTGGGATGCATTACTATATCAATCAGTATCTTCCCAGCCGCTGGTTAACGATTGACCCTAATGATTATTTTTTCGCTGGTCAAGAGAGTATTGGCGGTTTTATTAAGAACACTTTCTCAAGCATCATCAACACTTTAGGACATATTCTTAACTTATTCAAGACTGCATTATTCGACGGATGGAGAGATTTTAAACGCTCAGAGTTAAAAGAGTATTGCGATTCTAACGTTATGACCATTATGCGAATCCGTCATATTGATCAGGGCGTGTTAGATGGATTTATGCTGGATGTTCCTAATGGAATGAAAGGTTCTTATAAGGACGCTTTTACTTCATTAACTGACTGCTTAAAAGAGATGGATATGACTACACGTTCCAAGACTTTGTTAAAGTCAGCTGAACGAGTATTAGATTCTATCAGAGATGGTAATTCGGCATTTGCATCGGCAGTTAATGCAGCTAATAAAGATTACTCTGATCAAAGGAATATTGAAAGATTATTTGGTGAAACTGAGCATTATTTCACCACCAATACTTCTATTACCAAAGTACCTTTTGAGAAGTGCTATGTATCTGTACCTGAGTTAAGTGAAGTACTTGATATGGTGCTTGATGCTGAAAGCGATATGCAGGCTGTAGCATCTGTGCATGACAGACTTCAGGATCTTGAAGATACTATCAACACTATCTCAGATCATCCAAATGTAGGCGATATGTCAAGACCTGCTATTGATAATCTTGCTAAAATAGTAAGAGCCTGGGCATTTTTATTTGAGAAGTATTCAATTATTATGAATGATGTATATCGTGTAAATCACAATGTAATGCTGAATTTACAGGATATCAGAAAGACAGCTGGAATGTAAAACATATAACTATCTCAGGCACTATAAGTGTCCTGAGATAGTTTTTATTTTTATAAATTATCTTTATTAACTTTATCAGGATCAACGATGTACTGATCATCAGCCTTAAGATAGTTGGCATTCTTAATGAAGTTCTCAGACTTACTGGTTCTGACAATAATATCTTTGAGAGAAGTCATAGAAGCCTTCATATCATCAGGTATGGTTGCAATGAGCTTGTTGAATGCAGCCTCAATATCATCTGTATCGGTAAGCGGAACAAGTGCCTTGAGAGTGCTGTTAGCAGCATCAACATTGCTATTAAGCTTGCTAACTGTAGTAGTATTGGCGATCTTGGTATCGAGGTTAGAAACAAGATCATTGGAATCATTAGTCTTCACAATCAGGTCTTTAATAGCAGCAGTTGCTTCTTTGAGATCATTAGGTAAGTTAGGTTCGAGTTCTTTGAAAGTAGCTTCAACTGCATCATTCTCATCAAGAGCTGATAATTTGGCTAATGCATTATTTACAGAAGCAAACTTATTATTGATTTCAGCTATATCATTTGTGAAATCGTATTTATCACCAGTATCGGCATTCTTTTCAAGCACGTTGACTCTTAAGTTCATAGTATCCATATCGTGTGATACTTCACCTAATTGATTAGTCAGCGAAGCTAACTCAGATTGAATGAGAGTCATCTGGCTTGTATCAGCACCGGTTACTTTACCGATTTCAAGGTTCTTGATAGCTACACTTAACATCTTGTAGTCAGCTCTGTACTTCATAACTAATGTTTCAGCTGCATGAAGCTTATTCCACAAATCAACTACGTTATAGTCAGCAGTAGTTAAGTGGTGCTCAATAACAGCAGTAGTATGAGCAAATGCATCAAAGAAGTTAAGATATTCTATTCTGTGCTTATCAAGAGTATCATGAATACCCTGTAAGTTTTCATCATGCTCTTTGAATTTAGCAGCATTAGCTTTATCCTGTTTAGCTATCCGTCTTAATAACAGTTCATATTCGACAGCGTGGTCTTCTATACTGATAGTATTAGTAGTAACACGCTCAGTTAATCCCATGATCTGCTCAATAACATCATTAACCTGATCTCTGACATCATCAACATCATTAACCGGTAAATGTTCATGAGCAGTTATTATAGTTATAAATCCAGCAGGATCATCAATGTCAGCTTTAGCATAAATATATTTATCAGATAATAATCTCATCTGACCTATATTACCACCCAAAGTAAACCAACCTTTGGCAATAGTAGTAGGATCTAACTGAGTATCTGAAATATAAAATAATGCTGGTGTTCCTGATAAATCAGAAACATAGTGATCATATTCACCGGGAGTGAATAATTCACTCCATGTACTTGTGATCCTAAGGAAATTCTTTTTAATCGCCATCTATTTCATCTCCATTCAGATACACGAGTTGCTTGGTATTACATCCGCAAGGATAAACAATTACTTTATTGATATATCCTTCGAAATAATTAACAGTATCAGTTCCAACAAGTATGGTGTTTCCTATTGAATAGTTTTTAGGAGTTACTCTGTCTTCAGTAACTTTGTTATATGCGCAACGCATATTCTTTGAATCAATAGAAACAGTTATCTGACCATATTTATTGGTTTGCTTATCAAACATTATCTGATCTATAAGAGTGGTAATAGTAGTATCCTGCATAGTTAACTTACACCAGTGATCTACTTCTACCATAGAGTTAGAACGCCAGACTATTTCACTGACCAAATCATTTTCATTATAGACAGTGCAAATAGGACGATCTGTGATATAAGGATCAGATGCTATTCTGCGAAGTCCTACATTCAGAGTAAATGATTTATCTATCCATTCTGAAGTATCAATGATTGCTTTGAGATATACTGGATGTCTGGTAGCAGGAGTAGTCTTACTGAAGATAAACGGAGATGCACTTGGACCATCTTCAAGCTGCATACCGAATAAATCAGCCAGATGTTCACCTTCTTCGCCAAGGAACCTAAAGTTTTGTACTTTAGGATCTTTTTCTTTGAACAGTAATACAGTTAAAGTACTTTCCTGCTCAAGCTTGGATAACAGAGTGAATTCGCATCTGTACCAACCATGACCGATATTGACCATATCAGCTCTATAGCAATCGTGATGATTCTGAATAATGAATGAACCATCTTTGATGTCAAAGATAGCATTGATATTCATCTTATATGTCAGATCGTAGAACTGAATAATAAGGTATTTACATGTACCAGCTCTTGCATATAAACTGAATGTTTTACTTTTATTTTTTTCTAACTCTATTTTCTTAAGAGCAAAACCATGATCAATTTCAGCTGAACTTGCCTTACTGCGAATCTGAGTTGCAAACAGAGTATTCATAGGGTCTGTAGTGTGGTCAGTTGCAGTAATATGATAGGTAATTCTGTTATCAAAATTGCAGCAATCAGTTATCTCATTAGTACGTTCACCGAAACATGCAACCATAGGTTCTCTGTATGCATAATCAGTAGGCAGTACTCCATACTTAGCTATATGAATATACCGATCTTTACCGACATAAGTGTACGGATATTTCGTATCACTAGAGTCAGTCTTGATCATGTATGCCTTAGGAATATGCATGGCTGGAATCAGAGATAAAACTGGATCTGTGTTCAGAGGAGAACCTGGAAACATTTTTTCAATAAGTTCCTGATGAGCATTAGGATCGATTTCATGAGCATGAATAATATTGCGTATTCCTGCTATACTGACTAATGCAGTTGAATCAGTTCCTTTTTCTAACTCATCTACTGATGCTACGTGAAGTACTTTAAATAAATTGTGGGTATATTGAGCTAATGTTTTATCGCCGCCATTTTTGACATATTCTGTATATAGAACGTCTATAATAGAATTAACAAATTCGTTTAATGATGTTCTATGAGGATTGCCTTTTTTCTGAATATGATCATAGATTACTTTTAAGGCATGATCGAGATCAGGCAATGTTAAGAAATGCTGCATCTCCTTGATTTTATTCAACAGTAAAGTAGGAGTAAGAACTTCTGTCTTAACTGCACTATCACTTACGCCTGTTGAATACTCGCTGAAACCACTCACAGTACCTGTGAGTTGTTTCCCATCCCATGAGTGATTCGCATTGGACATTAAAGATCTCCTAATTTAAGAGGTAAGTTTTCTCTTCATCGGATAAATCGTAATCATATACAGCAATCCTATTGATGCCATCACGCCTGTACAAACTCCCATTACCAATAGGAAGAATAGTATCAGGCAGAGATAAACTACTGCCATAGGAAAGTGTATAATTTTCTGAATTAACAGTGTTGATTTCATCTCTTAATGTTATCCCTTTCTCATTAAACGAGAATACATATCGGTTGATAGATGAATCTTTAGGATAATCAAGATGAAGAACTATTGAATCATCTAATACCGTGGAGCGTATCACATCAATTCCGGTATTAGTAGCCTTAAAAATAATAGTAGCTTCTTTGAATCCTACTCTAAAGAGTTCACCCTGATTTTTGATACGGTTATACCAATACTCAAATAGTATAGAACCATAAATCATCAAATTATCAATATTGTATAATTTAATAGATTGATTACTATATCTGTCTATATTGATATACGGATAACGAGTAACACAAATAGCAGGTGTTATAGTATCTGATATATTGCGATGAGCATATTCTTTGCAATAGTGATCAGAAATAGTTTTATGAAAATCAACGGCTGTTTCGGTTTTAGTATCATTTATACCTGCTGCTACATCAGCAGGATCCCCAAGTTTAACTTCTTTATTGACAGCATTGAGCATATCCTTGACTGATCCTTTATATCCGTGTTTTCTATACAATTTATATAGAGTAGATATAACTTCAGCACTCATATCTGTTAAATCGAAATCATGAGCATTATCTGTAGCAAGTAGGTGCTGTCTGAGAGTATCTAATAATGTAGACATTTTCTGATATCTGTCATCTTTACTGATAGTATTCAAGATACTCAGAATGTCTGTCATGTTTCTGTCGGTAAAACCTTCAAATCTGTATGAACTATAATCATTGAATCCTGATATATAGTCGGTACTGAGGTTATTCATATTTTACCTCAACAATAATTTAACTAAAAATTAAATGTAATAATAAGATAGTTATTACTACATAAGGAATTGAATTATGGAAGAAAGAGTTTCCTGGGAAAAGTATTTCATGGACATTGCTGAGATGGTAGCAACCAGATCAACCTGCGTCAGACGCAAGGTAGGAGCAGTTGCAGTAGATGAGCAGCATAGAATCGTAGGTACTGGATACAATGGAGCACCTGTTGGTTTTACTCACTGCACTAAAGAGACTTGTATCAGATGCATTAAGCATATTCCTTCCGGACAGATGACTGATATCTGCAGAGCTATTCATGCAGAACAGAATCTGGTTATCCATCTTGGTGAGAAGTTAAAAGATTGTACAGTATTCTGTACTACTAAACCTTGTACAACCTGTACTAAACTTCTCATAGGCTGTGGTGTTAAAGAAATAGTCTGGAAAGGAAATTATAACGACGATTTCGCTACTGCCTTGCTTCAGGAGTATGCTGATTTTCTGCCATTATCTCACGGTGAATATATCCATGTCGTAAGAAAGAATGCTGTTTCCCAATATTAAGTCATTCAAATCATGCTCGGCTAAGAAGTAGTTCTGTCTTAACGACAGAACTACTTCATCAGCCTCATTTTATGAGTATCTAAGCAGATAAATAGGGAGACTATTGAGGTATGTGGACAACTATATTACCTTATATTCTTAAATTTTTTAAGAGTAAATATCTGTACATAGTCTTAATTGTTGTTGCAGTTTGTGCTATACAACTTAGGATAACATATCTCAAAAACGAAGTAGAATCCAAGGAATACGCAATTAGGACATTACAGCAAATCAATGGTACTTTAAGCAGCAACATCAGATCTTTAGATAGAGAGCTTAAAGCTAAAGATGTTGTAATAGATGATGTTAACGCTATGTATAGTAATTGCAGAGAAACAAGTACCAAACAGGTTAAAGAATTGTTGGAAATAAGTTCGATTATGGATGACCAATCATCTACGGAAAAAGTAACTAAGGAGGGATCGAATGAGGTGTCAAAAACTACCTATTCTAAAGGTATTGATTTCATCAACAATTCTCTCAGTAGTATTAAGTAGCTGTTCTACTGTACAGGAAGTACCCAAGATAGAATATGTAGTCATGACTCCTGAAAAAATAGAAGCTCCTACTCCTCCTACCTTGATGAAACTCAATCCTAATAAATCATTGGAAGATAAAACCAATTTTAAAAATTTACAAATTAATTTCTCGTTATTAAACAACTATATTGAATCATTAAGACAGACTATTACCTACTACGAAACATCGATAGACCATCTTAATGAACAAAAGAACAGTAATTAAATGATTCAATTTTATTGGAGATTTACACAATGGCAGTTCTTTATGAAGAAGACTTACCTATTCTGATGGCTGAGATCAATAAGCGTATCAATGAGAAGGTAGGTAAAGAGTATTCATTTATCATTGATCAGTCTAAGTCAGATCCTGTCAGCATCATAACTCTTAATGAGGTATACGAGCCTTCTACTCCTGCTGAGTGGATGACCGCACTTGGTATTAAGCCTTGTGTAGTACATGAAGGAACAGTACTGTACTATCTCAATCCTAACAATTTCAGATACACTGCTGATGGTATCAATGCCGATATTGTTACTCCAGGTAATGATGTCATGATTGAGATTCCCCGTATGGGAATCAGATGTGTTAAGTTATCTGATACCAGAGCCTGTGTTACTATTACCAAGAAATCTCATGCTACCGGATTTGATTACAGAGCATTCTCCTGCGATACTTACAATGATTCATCTAAGTTATATGTAGGTGCTTACGAAGCTTATGCCAAAGATAACAAGTTATATTCAGTATCTGGTAAAGTACCTACTACTGGTGCTGCTCTGGGAACTTATAGAAAATATGCTAAAGCCAGAGGTATTGGATATAGCATTGTGACCTATTCTATTGATACTCTGTTACAGTGCATTTACTGCTTAATCTTCAGACATACCAATTCCCAGTCAGTAGTTGGTTCTGGTTATACTGTTGCTTCGCATACTGCCCCTCTTATTTCGGGTGGTTCAGATGCATACGGTATGAATTCAGAACTGTGCACTGGTTCTGTACAGACTGATGCTAATCATCATGTTAAGTTCTGCGGATTAGAGTCTTTCTGGGGTAATACTCAGACCCTTGAAGATGGTATCGGTATTGACTCTATGGGTAACATTAAGTTAGCTCCTACTGTTTCAGCTTGTAATGATACTTTTGATAAATATGAAGTAGTTGCTGTTGGCCCTACTACTAACTATAATGGATTTGTAAGCAAGATGCTGTTAGCTAATGGCGCTATTTTTGTTCCTACTGTAGTAGAAGGATCTTCAGCTTCGTATTATTCTGATTATGGTTCGTTTGAGAATAGAAATGGAGTAATCACTGCATTTGGTGGATACTACGCAAGTGCTTTATATTCTGGCGTATTCTATCGTAATAGCAGCATTACTACTACTGCTTCTCCTCAGACCTGTGGTTCACGTCTGATATACTTAGCTCGTTAATGGAGAGTACAAGATGACAGATAATGGTATTGTTCAGACTACGAATACGTCTAAGACAGTATTCGATACTGATTATGTGTATGAGAGATCAGAGTTTAAAGAGATTCGTAATGTAGCTGATAATGCTAATGCTAAAGATTTCAAGAAAGTGTATATGTGCCATGAGAAACGTTATACGATTCCTGAGTATTTAGCTAAGACATTAGTAACCAAATAAAAATAACAGGTCTACTCTACTCCTTGTTTAAGGGAGTAGAGTAGATTTTGTTACAGTTTCAGGATTAAAATGCTTCAGACCAATAAACCAGGTTGAATTCAGGTGACCGGTCTGAATTCCTATTGCCCAGCTAAAGTAATAGATAGCCTGATTTATTGTTCCATTATATACTATATAGTATTTAATCAATTATGGCATAAAAAATCTTAAAAAGGGTCAGACCTTTTACAGTCTGGCCCAAAATCGAGGAGTAAATTATGAATGAATTTATAAGGAGCAGTTAGTAAGAAGTTAAGGGGCAGGCTTAACTTATATACAAGCTAAAAGAGTCAGAATAACTTGTATAATACTAACATATTATTATATTAGTTTTTCTTTATTAAGAAGAAAAAGTACATCAAGAATAGTTAAACGTTCACGTTCCTGTTTACCAAATGTCCAAGTACCAGTACTGTTAAGTACTCTATCAACAGAGCATTTTTCACTTTTACTTAATGCTTCTGCAAATTTCTCAGGAGGAACATTGATAAAATCAGGTAAAAAGAATGTACCCCAGAGATTTTGAATAAAGCACAATTGTGCAGTAAGTTCCAAAGCTCTTCTTAATTTATAATCATCACTTATTTCACGAATATTTGTTCTGGTAATAGTAGTATCATGAAGTATGTAAGGATTAAACTTCTGATTGTTGCCTTGAACATTCATGCCGTAATTTTTATGATCTCTTAAGAACTGGAAGTTAGTTACAGTATCGAGTAAACCTTGATACTGACTAAGAACAAAAGGAACCAGATATCCTCCAGCATTGTTCTTGCATCGTACCATCATAGTGTCAACACAGTTGACTTCTACATCAGAAGATTTGTTACCTAAAGGATACAAACATTTCTTATCATTGGTTTGCATAGAAGTAGCTTTTAATGTCTGAATAAGACAGGTAGTAAGAAATTCAAACTTACTACCTACATTTTTCATGACATCGTTATTCTTCATATACTGCAATTGCTTAGGAGATGGTCTATATGGATCGAGATCCATTTTGTCTCCTACATGTGCAGTCATGATAACATAAATACCTGCTTTACTTGCTCTTGCAGGTAAATCTTCCATGATTCTGGTCTTAATATTACCATCGTACAGATAATAGCTGTTTACACTACTAGCATCAATATTATTGTTAGCGATCTGATCATCAGATTTATTGGACTTTGCTCTGCTAAAACTGTCAATAAGTATGAAAGTAGGCATCCAACATTTGAGCGGTTTGTTTGTTTTTGGATCTTTGAATGGCGATTCGACATAGTAATCCTTCTTATGACTTATCTTGTCATTAACCAATTTAACAAAATCATCATAAAAATCAGTAAGACTATAGTCGGTAGTGTTCCTGAATACTATTCTGTCAGATACATGTTGATCAATAGGGACAAAATTATCGTAGCGGGAACTATCAGCAATAGTTCCTTCGGTTTCGTAAACTATTGCTTCAGCATCAGGATAAACGTTAAGAGCACGAGCTAATAAACTTCCGGCTAATCCTGATTTGTAAGTACTTGCTCTTCCACTTATACCAGTGCACTGAGATAATCCGCCATTAAGTATCCAGCTATCGTTGACACCTGGTTTAAATGCACCAGTTGCTAAATCAAATAAAGTACCAGTATTGACATAAGGACAAAAACTGGTTTCACCTCTCATTTTGTCAAGAAGCATAAAGTTCTCCTAGTAGTAACAATCCAAAACATATTCGACGGTATTTCTGAAATTATGAATTAGGCATGAAGTGACTTATATAACCGATTGTATAGTTAAAAGGAGATGCATTATGTCCGATGAGACTACCGTACAATTAGGTCACCAAGAATTACAAGACCACAACGAATTAGTGGAGTATATCAGAAAACTCCTTGAAAAGATTAAATTATTGACAGATTTATATGATCAGAATTTAACTGCTCTTACTGAGCATAATGAATCTGAATCATCGCATCCGGATCTTCGTATATTGCTTGCTGAAGGAAATAATGAACTTCAGAATCAATTAGATTCATTTAAAGATGATATAACCAAGAAAACGGATGCTACTGATAAAAGAATTACTGATAACTTGAATGATTTTGATTTAAGATTAAGAAATGCTGTTGAAGTTAACAATGTTCAGAATGATAGATTAACTGCATTAGAAGCTGATGTAGCACTGAAGATATACGACAAAGATGTTTCAGCTGTTGGTCATACTGGACAGTTTGATGATATTCTTAATAGGCCTAATATTACCATTAGCGATGCAACTAATGAACATACAGGTAATAGTATCAGAATAACTGGTGGCAATACTAACTTTGTATTACCTTCTACAATAACTGCAGATCTTAAAGGTAATGTAACCGGTAATGTTAAGGGAAATGTTACAGGCAATTCAGATACGGCTACAAAATTAATTAATCCTGTTGTTATTAATATTAAGGATAGTACCGGAGCTCACACTGGTGATAACGTTAAATTCGATGGTTCTAAACCTATTACCATTAAACTTCCTGATACTATTGATGTCAATACAACTGGTGTAGCATCATCTGCTACTAAATTAAATACGCCGAGAACTATTAACGTTCAGGATGCATATGGTACCAATACTGGTATTGCTGCCACTTTTGATGGTACAACTAACGCTATGATTAAACTTCCAGCAGTAATTAAAGCTAATTTGAATGGTAATGCTGATACAGCTACCAATGCTAATCATGCTAATTTTGCTGATGTATCAACTTACGCTCAAAGATCTACCAATAATGCTGGATTTTATATTTCAAATTATTATGTTACTGTTGGTTGAATAAGTAAGTTACTAGAGTTGTCATACTCTAGTAACTGCTAAAGTTTTAATGAGGTTTTAAATGGCTACAATACGAACAAATAATTCGCCTTATTTGTTACTCGGAGATAAGGTGACTACGCCAAGTTTAATTATTCATGGTGCTGGTTATGTACCTCTTTTTAGAGGAAATATAAATTCAACAGTAGATTATAACAGATGGCGTTATACACTTGGTGCATTAAAAGTAGGAGATTATAGAGCAGCAGTTTCAAGAACGTTTATTAATCACAATCCTTCTGTAACCGTTGGAGCAAGTTCGAATAGAATAGCTAATGGTTCTTGGGTAACAATCACAGCATATGCTTCTGATCCAGATGGAGACAGTTTATCTTATAGATGGAATACTGGTGCTACTTCAAGAACTATAACAGTATCAGCTTCTAATACTACTAATTATTATAATTGTACAGTATCTGATCCTTATGGCGGAAGAGCTACTTCCAATACTGTTGGTGTAACCTGGTATAATCCTAACAGAGCACCTTATGTTACTATAACGAATTATACTCCCAGTCCGTCTTTCGATGGGAGAGTTACAATAACTTTTTGGTGCAGCGATTCTGATAATGATAGATTATACTATCAAGTAAAAACAGGTAGTAATCGAAATGTTGTTGTCAAAGATGGATATATTTATAATACTGTTAACGGTCAGACTCGTAGTGTAACTGTGCAATTACAGGATACTGGTGGCTATAATATTCGGGTACAGGTGTGGGATACATCCAATGCGACTGATTATGCTGACAGATATGTAAGCAAAGATACTGGTTGGAATGCCAGATATTGGGTGTATGATACTCGTACTCGAGTATCTACTGGTTCTACAAGCAGTTATGATTATTATCATTATAGAAAAGCGGAAATGTTTCAGTGGCCAGCACGTATGAATGGTAAAGTGTTTTGGTGTGGAGTTACTACTAGGGGCGGAGAAGAAGAAGGTAATGACGGCAATGGAACGGTTTATGGCGTATATAAAGTAGGAGAACATCAGGAACGATATAGCTATAGAACTGTAGTAAGTTCGACATATGTACAGACATCATCGAGTGGTGGTACATATAAATATACATACGCCGATGTGGACAAATGTGTTATTGTTTGGGATATTGCAGTAGATGCTTCAAAAGGTGTATATTTCTCGCACGGTGTCCAAGTTACCGGAGGATTTATTTAAATGATTAATGTTACTGTATTGATCTATGAGCGATTTAGAAATCAGCTTAAAACGTTTTTAAAAAGCTTTAAGAAAGTTAATAACAGTAAAGATATCTGCTATAAGTTTGTAATTGTAGCTGCATCAACTAAACCGGATGACATTGAAGGTTGCATTTGTGAAGAACTTTTACCGTATAATGGAAATTATAGATTATCATTTCTTAAAAAGATAGACGATTTGCTGTTAACTGATACTGATTATATTATCATTGCGGATGATAGATGCTTCTGCAGAGAATCGATTGATCGGAATTTACTTGACTTAAATAAAAAACCTAACTGGCAAATGTGCGGATCAGCGGTTGATCCGATGTTTGATATAAATCTGGTGAATGATTCTTATGATATTATCAGAACGGAATTCATTTATTTGGATGGTGCATTTTTGATTTTAAATAAAAAGAATATTCCTAATAATTTAACTGAATTAGCAACAGTTGTTTTGCCCCCCGATGCTCAACTTTATACCGATAGAATTGCTTTAAATGTAATCTGTGATCAGAAAATAGTATTAAACAATTTACTTTGCGATAATCTGTTTAATACATACAGGTTTGATTATAAAGTTGTATTGTTTGATATCTATAGAACTGATACCGATCATGATGAAGATACTTTTGATGAAACATTCATATTCTTAAATGAATATTATCTGATAGCAGAAGATAAAGAACTTCTCAAAGCTATTAAGAAATGTTTGGTAAAAACACCACATATGAATTTTTTAAAACAGATTATATATAATCGACTGATTCAAAAACAATATCTCTATAATAAATATGATAAGTTAGAATTACATGAAAACTGACTTTTATATTTTCTGTGCTTTTGATGAATGGTATGCTGATTTGAGTTATGTATTTTTTGCATCGTTTAATCAGTATAATTCAGATAAGATTCTTCACGCGCATTGCGTAAATTTTCCTGAAGAAAAATTCACAGTATACAAATATACAGTATCTAAATATTTTCCTAATGTAATAGTAGAAGCGTATACTCAGTCAGGTAATGACAAATATGTCACACTCGATGATAGAGAGCAAACTGCCTATGCTGCTCATACTGAGGTACTTGAACATAAGATTAAATTTTGGGCATCAGGTGAAAAACATATTTTATATCTGGATATTGATATACTTATACGTGGTAATCTCTCAGTATTTCTGACAGACACGACTACAAATATAATAGGTTCCAGACATCATCGAGAAAAAGGATATGGATATAATGCCGGTGTGATTGTACTTAATCAAACTGATAGTTCGATACTGCTTAATACATACAATCATTTGTTATCACAAAGCAAAGAAAAAATCTCGTATCCGGAAGAATATCTTTTAGATAATCTTACTAATTATACACGCGGAGAATTTATTGATTATCTGCATATTGTTCCACAAGCTAATATATTCGATTCGGATAGAACAGTGATTTCGCATTTTTATCCAGAAGACGTGAAATTATGGGATTCCTGTACTAAAAATCTGGTACAGAATATTTTTGGAACAAAATTTTTAATAAGTGCAAACGAATGGTATACTCTATACGATAGAGTTAAATCGTTAAACATTCTTTCAGATCGTTTCTGTAAAATAGTTGATGCGAAACGATCTTATATCAATAACCTATTAGCTATGAAAGCCAAAATAACAGATAGGAGAAATAAACTCTATGGAAGTGTTTTATGATGATGTGAAGTGGTACGGCAAGGATAAGAATCATTTGTACGTTAATAATTTACAGATTGATTATATCAATTACGGTACTGTCATTATGGATATTGAGACCAATGTTTTCGCTAAACAAGTTCTCGATTATCTCAATGAGAAGAAGGTTGACATTCAAGTGCTTGATCTGAATAACCAGCCTGTTCAGCATGAAGATACTAATGACGATATGATTTCCAAAGCGGTAACCGATGCTGTTCAGAACTATCTTGATTCTGTTGCCAAAGAAAAGAGATATAATGATTCTTTTGCGTTAGTATCTTATGCTAATTCAACTAATACTACTTTTGCAACTGAGGCTAAGAAGTTTATTGCATATAGGGATGAGTGCTGGAAGATTTGTTTTGATACTTTATCCAAGTATGAGAAACGTGAGATACCTTTACCGACTCCTGATGATGTTATCAAGCAGTTTCCTAAGATAAATTGGGATTAAGGAGTCAATATGCAAAACGTTATTTGTTTTGCTATTGGTACTAAGAACTATGTGAATCCTATGCGAATAAGCATAGGATCTTTTTGTGCTTATAACCATAGCAAGTTAATTGTTTATCTTACTGATAATTCTGCTGATTATTTTAATCAGGAATTTCATTATGATAATGTAGAATTTGTCAATATTGGTGAAACCAAGTCAAAAGAATATTTCGATAAAAATAGAAGTAACTTTGCTAAGTCTTGTTATGTATTTGATAATGATCATTTGTTTGACATATTTGTAGCTAATGAGTTATTAGACAGAACTATTGAGAAATATAAAAAAGATACTAAATCTATTCTTAGATTAGATCTTGACGTTGCATTTACTTCATCTATCGATAATAGTGTTAATAACTTTCTGAATTCAGATTGTATTGTAGGTAGTTCTATTGAAAACTCTGTTATGAGACCTATGTGGTGTAATGGAGTAATACCTGATTCGATATCAGTGATTGAGAACTATATGAATATGGGTAATTTTATTCTTAGAATTAATAAGAACACTATTACTGATCATTTCAAACGTTCTCTTCTGATATATGATACTTATGGCTTGAATAGATTATATTTTCCTGATCAGGATGCAATCAATCTTATCTATAAGAATTATAATCATTACAATATGAACATTGATGGCTGGCTTATTTCAATGGCTGACATTAATGATTATTTTAATGTAGAAAAACCTGTGTTTATTCACTATGCAGGTCTTGATAAACCGTTCATCCGTAAAGAGAATTTGATTTATCCTTGCTTTAAATCTACTTATAAATGGTACAGAGATCAGGCAGTTAAATATCGTTGTGATAATGATTTTATTGCTGCTATTGATCAGGTAATAACCGATACAAGCAATCATTATTCTTTTGTAAACAATGGTGCTGCATATTACGGTGCTTTAATGTATCAGAAATTCAAGAAATGGGGCCTCGCTTAAATGCACTATTTTGCGTTGATGACATCAGACTATTGCGAAGTAGCACAGATAGGATTGATTTCATTTTTTAAGTTTAATGATGTAGTGCTTAATCTCTATGTATGCGATGAAGGTTACGATAAAGTTGTAGACTTCTTTAAAGATAAACCTTATAGAGATAAATTGAATATTGTAAATGTTTATGATGAAAAAACAAGCAATTACATTTATTCTATTAAGCACAATTCTGTATTCTTTGCAACCAATGTAGCATTGATGACATTGTGGTCTTTTTATATCCTGGATAAAATCAAAGATGATGATTTAATCAGAGTCGATCTTGATGTTATTTATTTTGATAGTATCAAACCTCTGGAGAATATTAGAGACTGTTCAATGTGCGGTGCAGAAGAATCAGATGATTGTAAAAGAAGAGCAGATAGTACTGATCCACTTAATCATACACCAAAACAACAGATCAATGTTGGTATATGCAAATTTAATAAAAGCAAGTTTAATCTTAAGAAGACGTTTGTTGAAGAGATGTCAGAACGTCTTAAACATGATTCTATTCATTATCTTGTTCCTGAACAGGATATTTTGAACGAGCTTGCTGTTGATAAAAGGGCTTATACCGATCAGACAATTATTGCTCAGTATATGGATATCACTAAGATTGATTATTCTAAGAATGTATTAGCTTTTCATTTTAATGGTACATATACTAAACCTTGGGTTAATTATACTTATGATAAAATTTTTAAGAGTAATTTTATCTTTTGCTGTGGTGTAAAATTATTCAGTGAGTTCAGTATCAGATATAATCTATTTATTAAGACAGTTAAACTTAATCAGTTATATACCAAATATAGATTAAGCAATTTACATTCTGAAACAGAACGTAATTTTGTTAATCTAACTGATAATCTTATTGAGAGAATTAAGGAGTGGTAAATGCTAACAGTAGTTACTGGAGGTGCTGGTTTTATCGGCACTCATTTATGTAAAGAACTGTTAAAAACCTCTGATGTAGTAGTTGTAGATAATCTGATTTCATCTTCCGGTAATTCTATTGAGCTACTCAAACAGTATGCTAAAGAGAATAATCATGAATTTCATTTTATCTATGAAGATATTTGTGATGTTCATTTTGATTTTAAATTTGATAAGATGTACAATTTGGCATGTATAGCCTCTCCTATCAAATATAAAGAGCACCCGATAGACACACTGAAAACCTGTACAGAAGGTGTGCTGAACATGATTTATGAGTGTCGTAAGAATGATGCAGTATTCATTCATACATCAACATCAGAGGTATATGGCGATCCATTAGTCTGCCCTCAGAAAGAAACATATAAAGGCAACGTCAATCCTATTGGAACACGTGCCTGCTATGATGAAGGTAAACGATGCGCTGAAGCTATTATAGTTAACAGTAAAGTTAAATATGCGATAGCTCGTTTATTTAATACCTATGGCCCGGGTATGCAGAAGAATGATGGCAGAGTTATCAGTGAGTTTGTAGTAAGAGCTCTTAATAATGATGATCTTATTGTTCATAATACCGGAGAACAGAAACGATCATTCTGTTATATAGCTGATACGGTAAGAGGATTACTTTCTCTTAATGAGAATGTTCCTACACCTATCAATATAGGTAATCCTAATGAATACATGTCGGTTCATCAGTTGGCTGAGAAAGTTATTAAGGTAACCGGTTCATCAAGTGAAATTTCTTATGTCAGAGGAGATTCTGATGATCCAAGAGATCGTAGACCCGATATTTCTAAAGCTAAGCAGTTTCTCAATTGGGAACCAACTGTTGATTTGGATACTGGATTGAAATATACAATATCTTGGTTTAAGTCATGCTAGATGTTTATGCATTTGTAATAGTTGATGCGCATTACTCAGAGGCATCCTTGGTGTCTCTGAGTTCTTTTAAGAAATTCAATAGAGATGTATCTGTTCATGTATACTGTATGAACTTTACTCAACAGCAGTTTATAGATTATATCAATGTAGCTATAGAAGATCTTCATCTCACAGATTATTATTTTAAGCAATATAATTTTGAGATGTTTGATACTTCTGAGCACAGCTGGAATATTTTTTATAATCCAATATTCAAATTAATAGCTGCTAAGTTTAAAGTAATGTCAGAACAATCTAATCAGTATTTTCTTTATTTTGATATTGATACTGTATTTATGAATTCAATATCTTCAATTAAAGAGTATATCGATAACGATTTTATTTATGGCGGAGTAAGATATAATTCTTATTGTCCGGAATGTAATTGCGGATTGATTCTGATGAAAAATAATCATTTAGATTATTTCAGGTTATTTCAGAATTATTGTTCTAAGAATTATAAGAAATATTTAAATCTGGATGAAGCGTTTTTAGAGGATCTTTATCATGAGCATATAACTTATCTGGATAATAAATTTAATGCTAAGAGCGATACTTTTATTGATAATCCAATAATGGTTCATTATGTTGGAAATAAAAAACCATTTGAGATCAAAGAAACAGATAGCCCAGTGATAGTGTATAATAATAATCAATATCACTGGTGGTATGAACATTATGATACCATTAAGCAATATCTGTCTGATACTTTCAATCAGCAAGTAGAGGCTGTTAAACAAAAGATATGCGATAGATCGTTTAGAATGTTTGATCCATTTTCTATGCAAAATAAATTATATAATATCTATGGTGCTAAAGCCGGTCCTTTTATAACCAGCTATTATGTAAGGAAGTATTCCTCATGAAATGAGAAATTATCAAGGAGAATGTAGATGTCTGATGAAAATACAGTTCAATTAGGATATCAGGAATTAGAAGATCATAACCTGCTTATGCAGTTAATTCGCAAGCAGATTGATCGTATGGATGATCTTCAGATGCAATATGAAACAGGTACTGTTACTGTTCATAACGAATCTGACACAGCTCATGCAGATATAAGAAAAAGTGTATCAGGTATTCAGGATTATCTTGCTGAACTTTTAACTGGTAAACTTGCTCCTATACCTGAAGATAATATTGTGAGCATTTGTGAAAAGGCATGGACAGAAGATTAAAATTATTAACGATCTTTATAATATAAAGAGGATAACAACCTCTTGGTTGTTATCCTTGATAATCTAAATTTAAAGGATATTTTAAATGACTAAGACTACTACCCGCTACGGCGAGGATTGGACTCTTGAACAGCTTCAGCAGAATGGAGATGTTCTTAAGGAATATTATTGCCGAGATATTATTAGGAGAGGTTTACCTTCTATTCATTTTGATACTACGTTCAAATTAGTTTTTGCTAATACTGAGTATCTGTTTGATATGAATGATTTAAGGCATCTTGATCTTCTTCAGTATCCTACTCCTGATCAGAGGAACAGGACTGATTTTATTACCCCTCATTTTCTTGGAATAGCTGCTAAATGCGTTATGATTCCTTGTAAGAGAGATGGTAAACCTAATCTTCTTAGGGCTCAGCATAAGATTGGTCTTTCTATTGTCGAAGCTTATTTTAAGAAGAAGTTAGAGTTACTTGATGCAGTTAATGAAATACTTGAAGCTATAAGTAATTTTGAGTTCAATGAGACTAACACGTTTGCTTCGTTCTACGAAACAATCTACGGGGATGGCCAGACTAAATATTATCGTATACCTTTCTAAATAGATAATCTGTAGAATACTACACCCAGTACCAAATATAGGTACTGGGTGTAGGTTGAATATTTTCGAATATATATAACTATAGTGATAAGTAAACGCACTCAAATGTGCGTCACTGCTTTCCTTCTTGGTCTGTGCATGGGCCAATGAAGCTTCGTCTAGCCACGTTGAAAATGTATACTCCCAGGACTGAGATGCACCAACTCAGCCCAACCACGCATGGACTGGCTAGAGTCTATGGATCGTGGTAGAGGAATGCCCGATGGTCACGCTTGGGAGTGGCAGAGGCAGAAGGATTCCTCGGAAGTTACAACAGTTGAAAAACTGTTGTAATTTTTTTTATTTTTTGTGAGTTCGCTCAGCAATGATTTTCCAGATTTTATCAGGAGTGCACCATTTTAATTTTTTTAATTCCGGAATAACATCACCAAATACTTTAGCACATATCTCACCGCAATACCATTTCTCTGAATCCTCTTTATGCACTCCAAAGAATCCACTTATAGCTCCAAGATAGTCATATTTCAGATTATGGATATTTATACCTTCTGCCCATGTACGTTGCTTCTGCTCTTCTGCATCTGTCATCCACGGACAATCGATTAATACCCAATGATACCCATCATAATCGTTAGTGTGACTGGTTAATCCTACAAATGACGGAGTTGCAACAAATGCAGTTCCGTCACTGAAAACAGGTTCAACGTGGAAAGCTTTAGCCCGAGTGCAGATTTGAATAATATTAGCTATAAGATTTCCACGTCTGGCATTAACCTCTACGGCTAATTTCATCATAGCAAAATCTTACTGCTCAGCTTCCCAATCATTGACTACCTGCATAAGTTCAGCAGTCTTCTGATCGAGGGTCTTGGCAATAGTCTCCTTGTAGGTATCAGCAAGAGTAGTATTGCCAGCAGCGGTAGCAGCTTCAAGACCAGATTGTAAATTAGCAAAGATAGGAGCATACTTATCTTCAACAGCTTGGAGTCTCTGTTGCAGAGTAGTAGTAGCTTTGGTCTTACCAGCTATCCAATCTTTGATATCCTGAATATCATTTTCAATGGTAGCCAAACGATTAGTAAGGTTGGTGTTGTAATCATCCCAACCCGGATGAGCTTCAGAGAATACAGTATTTTTGTGTTCCTGTAATCCGTCAGTAAGGATTTGTTCAATCTGAGCACGGGTATAGATAGCATCTCCACCAAACTTTTCATCGATAAGATCTCTGAGATCCTGATGAGCATGAAGGTCGATATTGTGGTTGATAAGATCCTTATGAGCCTGCTCTAATTCTTTCTGAGCATCCTGAAGGATACCAGTAGCAGCAATTAAATTCTCAGTTGACATGCATAAATCTCCTATAGAGAGTTTGATTCATTTCATGGTCTAAACCAAGGATAGAGTAGTAATGTTTAGGAATGACATCGATATTAACAGATTCTTTTAGATTAGTAGTTGTCCATACTTTTTTAACATAGTCGCAGATATTACTGAACAATGAATCTAAGCTATTCACATCATTTAAAAGGTCATCACCGGCTGAAGTGATATCGCCGTCTAATATAATAGAATATAAAATATTGTTTATATTAACAGCTAATTCATCAATTGTTACTCTGTTCTCTGGTACAACTGGATTGAATTTGGATAAAGAAATTAATTCTTCTCCAGTAAGCAGCATTCCGAGAGACCAAGGAGTAATAAACAACCTATCTGGATTGATTTTATTTTTTGGTTGAAGATGCTCTTTATAATAAACAGTTACTGCCATACCACATCTACAAGCCATATGAAAGATATGCGGTAATCCTGATTCAGGGTCAATAGTACAGCCGCTTCTATGTGCTGAGAAATGTCTGAGGATAGCATTAAGATTATGTCTGACAGAACCATCTGTTTGATAGGGGTCGTTGTACCACGAAAACATCTTATATTTTTTAAGACCAATTCTGTGAATAAGCGCAATAGCAGTTAAAGGAATAATATTATCTTCGATAACATCAATCAGATCTTTCTTACCCTTTATAGCGCCGACATTCGATGACATAAGTCATTCTCCTATTAATATGTGAGGTAAATATGCCTGTTTTATCACGAGCGATAAATGAGCAACCAGATCATATATTTATGCCAGTTATATCTCAGTTATCACATCGCATATTACAGTCGTTAGAATTTGAGGATGTAATCGGTGATCAGATCTATATAAACACAGATTGGTCAACTCATTCAATAACCTCGGATAGTACTGGCAATGCTGATGTAGCTCAGAATTTTTTTCAGGTTGATGTAAATATACAGTTAAATCCAACATCTCAGAAATGGGATATGTATACATTTCATCATACCACGGCATACGGAATAGATGCCCGAATAGATTACAATGAGCCTATTTATTATGACAAACCTAATCAAGTCAGAATGCTAGAGATTGTTTCACCAGTATCTATAGTGATGAACTGTAATCTTACCGTACAATCTTCAGTATTAGCGTTTCAGGCACCGCAACAGATTTTCAATGCTCATGAAAATGGTGCTGTATGGCATTACAATGATTTGTTTTTCGATTATCCTGTACCTAAACCTATTCTGTCTGTGCTTCTTCAGATATGGAAACAGGATAGAGTATACGGTAAGCAAGCTGGTGTAGATTTTATCAAGTATATTAAGCAACGTTCTAATAATGGCTGGAACGTGATGAAACATAGAGAACTTGATGAATACGAAATTGTCATACCAGTATATGATTTAAAAGCTTTGTGTACATTAGAGTATTCTGAAGACAGACCTCAGGGCGTTATGGAAGGTAAACTTCCAGTAGCCTGGAGCATACCTTTTGTATTCACTGTACAATTCAGTATGCCAACTTTGAATATTTTGAAGTATCCTTGTATTATCAATAATCAGCTTCTTCCTGAAACCTGTATACCGGTTGATCAGACAGTAAGACATAATCGTATGCCTGAATATCATCATGGCAAACAGGATGAAGATTATGATAAAATGAAAAAGCAACGACCTTATCCTTCATATACCCAAGTTCCTTGGTATGACGATTGGATTATACCTAAGGCCAGATATGTAAGAACCAGTCATACTCCATTTTTGGTACTTGATCTTTTAGTAGAAGAAGATAAAGAATTAAACATTATTGATCTCAAAGAGGATACCGATCCTTCATATGCATTAACTCCACTTACCAAAGAATTTTTATATCAGGAAGGTGTGTATGCTTTAGATACGCATTCACCTTATCACATAACAATGTTCAGAGATGGTAAGGAACTTACGCCAGTTAAAGATTTTTATTTTGATGATAGTTTAATTCTCAGGTTTAAAGCAATTGATAAAGTCAGTAGATACAGGATTATTCTGACTATTATGTCTGATGTCAGATATGTCAATCCTATTTGGCTACCTTTATTATTCAAGTATTATCCTTATCTTGGTCCTCTGATTAAAGATTCTATAAGAACCAGAATTCTTTATGGAGATTTAACTAAAGATATTGAAGAGATTATTAAGAACTCTCCTATTGGTAAAAAGCTCATAGACGACTATGAAAAATATGGCGGAAGAGGTATACACAAACCATTTTTCATAGATGAAAACGGAAACATCTATGATGCTAATAAGAAATTTATCATCAATATAAACAATTATGATCCTATTGAAATTCACAATGGAGATTATAATAAAGCTTATCCCAAGCCTGAATCTGTTTTATCGAATACTGATTTCAATAAGTATTTTGATGATGAAATTTATACTATCACCGATGATGATTACGATAAATGGAACATAGAAGATAAAGATAGGACTGGACCGAGTCAGATTCCAAGCGTTTATAAAGACATCAATGATTATGGTGGATCTGATGAGAATAAGGATTCGAATGAATCTCCTAATAAAGGAAATATCGGTCGTATTTCAACACCCTATGAAGACAGAGGAGTAACAGCAAATGCCTATAATCCAGATGCAAGGGTCTTTGGCTCAACAATCATCACGAGAAAAACCACAAACTCTTAGACCTGAAGTTCAGGATAAGCTTCCTGTTCTTGATGGTCACGCAATAACTGATGATAGAGTTGTAGAAAATACTTTTATTAACCAGACAGCAGTTAATGAAGATGCTTTCAGGGAACGTATGAACTTAGTAGCCGGATTTCCTGAAGGCAGAATAATAATTGTAACTTATTTTTCTCAAAATAAACCCATTACTGATATGATGTCAGCAGTAGTTGATATGACGTCAACTGCCAAAGATGATGTTCACATAGCCTGGACTCAGATTAGGAATTTTGAACTTCGCTGCAGTAACGATATGTCTTTTGAATATGATGAAGATTCTAATAAATCCAGTATCAAAGGCGAAGCTGTAGTATTTCCCGGATTTACTCCAAGGGTATCTGACATATTCTTATATGAATTACGTAATGGAAAAATAGGTGTATTCAGAGTAACTGCTGTCCGTAGGTTAGCCTTGGGTCAGGATACCTACCATAGTATCAATTTTACTATGCAGGAGTTCCTTACTGCCCCTACCAGAGATTTGTTACAAAAGCAATCTACCAGAATAGCGTACTTTGATAAGCAAAAGTTCCTGGTTGGAAATACGTCAATGCTTACTACTGATGGTTTTCAACAGAAAAAGGAACTTGAACATATACGGTTGGAGATTATTGAGAATTATGTAGAACGTTTTTATGATACTGAGTATTCAACTTTTATAAGACCAGATAAGATTTATGATCCGTATATCGTAGAATATTGGAATAAGAAAGTATCTATTCAGGATACTACTCCTCATATACGTCCTACTCAGATTCTCATAAGTGTTTCTAATTATAGAAAAACTATCTGGGCAGTATTGACTAATAACCCAATTAAAAATCTTAATAATGTAGAACGTACCTGGAATATTGAAACTTATCATAGCACTTTCTGGGGAGTTAATATAACCTCATTATTAGGTAGAAAATTTATTACTGTTGGTGATGAAGCTGATTCCAATAATAATTATTCTATCAATCATAAGGGTGAACCTATACTGCTTGATCCTCTTCCTATGTTTCATAAGAAACTTCCTGAAGAAGTTATAGACAGACATATTAACAGAGATTTTCATAGAGCTGTTAAAGAGTTCTATTGGAAATTCCCAGAAGCAAGACATGGAAGAATGAAGCCTATTGAAAAGAAACCGCATAAGTTTCCTTTTCAAAAAGAAGCAAAGACTAATGAAATTACTGGAGAGAAAGCTCATTACGCCTTGTCTTTGAATTTCTATAATGGTTCCAGTGCAATGGATCCATTTGAGCACATAGTCTATGATCTTATCACTAATAAAGAAGTAGACCCATCCAAGGCAATAGAAGCGGTATCCAGATATCAGGAATGGAGCGATGAAGACGCATTCTACCGTGAAATGTTTGCGTTATACATTATTGATAAAACTTTATATTGGTTAATGTATCATTGATAGAGGTTTATTATGGAATCATCATTTCAGGATTTAGATCTGTTACAGAAATATGAAAAAGAAGTTGCCAGAGTTAAAGAAGTTTATAAGCAGCCGGATACTAGACAGCCCCCAAGAAATATGAATCTTAAAGGCATGACTGCTTATGATCCGATGAGTCCATACGAACCTCCACATACTCCTGATAGATTTGAAACAATAACTGATGTTATCAATAATAAATCTTTCAAAGGCAGTTATCCGCAATCGTTTACTCCTGTGCCCGAATATTTTAAGAAGTATGGCATTTCTCCCTATTACGATCCGGAAGATTTTACCGATTATGCCAGAGGAGCATTTACTATTGCCAATATGATTGAACTTACGTTTAACAATCAGCCTTGGCAATTATCCAGAGAACAGGATATACCGGTAATAATTGAAATAGTGGAACAGTACTATGAACAAATGCAGCAACCTGGTGTAGCAGATGATATTGCTGTGAAAGCTTATAAAACCAAGGTGGAGAAGTTCTTAAATGTTATGCGAAAAGCTAATAAGAGAACCATTCATAAATATTCTCCTAAAGATACTACTCCACGTATTCTCAGTATACTTAAGAAATTTGTAGGAAAATAATCTATGTATCACAAATTAAGCGAAAGATTAACCAGACAAGCAAATACAGTTTTTTCAGTAAATCCTGCCTGTGTATTTAAGCCTACAATTATCTTGCATAATCCTGAAACAGGTTTTAAGTTTTCGCCGTTATGGATAGATAATCTGGATATCAATCAGAACTTTCTTGGAAGTTATATGGATGCTATTCAGGTAACATTTCCAGTACAGTATACTGATTATGCTGCTATAACAGCCAATATGCAGGATTTGGAATGTACTATAACTCTGTATTTTGTAGATGATGAGAAAGGAAGAGAACTGTATAATCTGGCTCCTATCATTATCAAGACACGGGCTATTCTCGATGATCAGCCAGATATAGCCAAATTGCAAAATCCGAATTTAATTAACGCACCAGCTAATAAACCGGATACACCAGAACAGGCACTTAAGATGATATCGTATACTATACATCTTATTGAGCATACTGCTTATGATTTAAGACATAAGCAAATTAACTGTATGACTACAGGTGTAACAGTAGAAGATATGCTTAGGTTTGTATGTTATCAGTTTGATGTCGAAAAAGTTAAAATTGTTCCTCCAAAAAATCCTCAGATTTATAGCAATTTTGTTATTCCACCAGTTAAAGGAATGACTGATGTATTCTCATATATTCAGAATAGATATGGTGTATATTCAACTGGAATAGGCTGGTATTTTACAGATGATACTATGTTTGTTTATCCGATGTATGATACCAATCTTGAGAATAACACTGCTGATGGTATATTGCGTATCATCAATGTGCCTAATGACGCTTATGCTGGAGTGAATCATTATCATTGCTTTGTAGATGATGATTTATGGATAGTATCTAATTCAAATAAGGATATGAAATCACTTAATACTGTTGGCGAAGAAAACGCTGGAAGTTGCAGAATGTCTCTCAACAGTGACAATATGACTGATGGTTTTTCTTCTATGAAAACAGATGGTACTGTTACTGTATCTAATGAAAAAGCTACTGTTGTACAGATGGCGAATAAGAAAGGAAGTATGAATAGTAAATCTCAGAATGTTAAATTTGATGGTACCAGATCTAATATCTATGTGTCAACTTCTGAGATGGCTATGTACAATGGATCCGTAATGAAGGTTGGGTGGAAGAATGCTATACCAAGAGCTATTTTACCTGGTCAAACAGTAAGATATTGTTATGATGATAATGGAGATATTTTCTCTTCTAAGAAAGGCAGAGTATTGTCGACTATGTATTCATCACACGAACTTGAATTTAGAATAGCAGGTCAGAAATGCTTTAACTTTACTTCGGAAATTGCACTGTTTATGGATCCAGAAAAGGATTTGGATGAATAATAAATACAGCTCAGAGGAATAAAACCTCTGAGTTGTATCATTTATAATAGTTCATACATCATATTCATTTCGTCTTCTATTTCATTTTTCAATGAAGTAGTATTGCAGACAGTCCACGGCTTTCTTACCAGCATTCGTTTGAAATCTTTTCTGACATTGAGAATCAGATTTCTGGTAGCAGGAAGATCAGGACGTAACTTGAATACATTTATTACAATATTGAATAATTTTCTATCTCTTAAAAACCGTAAATAATCATATTTGTGATACAGTGGCAAATTTAAATCATCATCGGTAAATCTGCATCTATTGCTTATATTACCGCCGAATAATAATTTGCAATTAAGAAATCCTTCTGGTCTGAAAGTTTTAGAAGTATCTCTGATTAACTTCATTAAATAAGAAAAAGCTCTTTCACATTCAGAGTTAATCCAGCCCCATTGATCATTAACACATAAAGTATTTTGGTTAAATAACATATGAGTCATGGAGATATCAGAGGTTAATGCTTTATTCATCTGATTAAGTAGCCAGATATTAGCATTATCCCAGATTAAATCGCACATGACATATTTGTGCAAAAATAATTGCTGAGGAGTAGTTATAGCTAATTCTTTATTTGGCTCCAAATCTCTCTGATGTTTTTTCCAAATAAAGTATTTGAGAATAAGAGCTACTACATCAATTAGGATTATAGCATTGGTTGGTTCTAATCCTCTGGTAAAAGTAAATCGGTCATTAAGTAAGTTCACTGTGAATTCATCAGAGTTATGATCCCATAATCTTACTGGTCTTACTTTTTTCCAGGTTTCCCAATCTTCTGTATCTAAAGGAAGATGGACAAGTGTATTGAGGTCTTCAACTGGAAGAATAAATTCCTCTGTCTTTCTTTCTGATTTGAAGAAAATATTTCGGTATCCTCTTCCTCTGGAAATTCTATCAAAGATATTATCAAGAGAAGCTTTAATAAATCTCAGATGATACATGTATCGGTCAAAATTATTACCTTGCCTTTCCAATAGATCAAAATCTGCATTATTAATAATATAACGCAGAAGTCTTACGGCATGACTTTCATAACCTTCTGACTTATATAGCCGTTTGAATCTTTCTCTGATAAAGATAGATTGCTGTTTCAAAAAGGTCTGATAAGGTGGTAATGCTTTTGGAGCATCATCTCTTAAATATGGGATAAGCATACTAATCATATTAATACGAGTCCTATAATTTATTAGTTAGTACTATCTATTGAATGCTGGGAGTATAAGAATGCTAAAAATGATATTTTTGTATTAGACTATATACATAATATAGAAAGTCTAAATCTCGAAAAGGGATTTAGCAAAACCCTACAATTGTTTGTCTAAAGTTCATTACCATTTTAGATATATATTATTTATTTGGTAATTTGTATTGATTATTCGATATGAATTACTAAATGTGTACACATAGGAGTTATCGAAGCATTTACTTCGATGATTAACGTTAATCAAGGTTATTATAAGGAGAAAAATAATGACCAAAATAAGAGTAGATCAGAACGATCCAGCTACTGGACCTTCATTCACTGATGAGCAGCAGCAGTTCTCTCCTCAGGGCAATACTTTCCAGGCTGGTCGTGACGATGGGAAGAATGCTCCTAATCTGTCTAAGATCGTCGGCAGATATGCGTCAATTTCTGACGACTCCGCTGCACCGATGAAGTATACGGAGCAGCTTAAGCAGTTCTTTGCCAGGGACTTTGGGGATAAGTTCACTTTTGTAAGACTTACTGTTCCCAAGTACGGTGTTGCTATCCTTAGTGGTAAGAATGCAGTTATTCTTGTTTTTGAGAATGGCAGTTCTTCTGAAGACGGAATGCCCTGCAGCCGTTACGACAAGCCGGCTTACAATGAACTTCTCAGAACTCATCCTGAGGCCACGTTAATTAAGTTTATTGTGGTTGCGGAGGAGGACTATGAACTGGTTAGTCAGATGTACCAGTATCTGATTAGACTGTTCAATGTCGTGAACAATACTGAGGACGTAAACGGTATTACTGCCGCTGATCTGTCCAATACACAGTTCAGTTATAGCGATAATCCGGATGATTTTATGACTGTGTTTAATCAGTATAGTCCGCACGCTGTACCTCTGCGTCATGACATCAGTCTTGTCATGTACATTGGCGAGAATAAGCACGGCAACAATAATAACGCGATCGATGAGGGTTACTATAGCAACATCTACCAGCCGAAAACTCCGTTTGTTGCAATTTCTGGGTATGTAGATTTTGTTCGTAAGAATCCGAGCGAGACGCTGTTCGTGCCGTTCGTTCATATTTCTGAGATCATCGCCACTGTTCCGTCAGCATCTCTGATGCCGATGTTCCTGGCGCTTGCTAATCGTCAGTTTATTGCCAGCGGTGCTTGGTGGAATCAATACGCCAGGTATGATGGCAAACAGAACATTGGTAATCTGATACCTGATAATTCTCAGCAGAATCAGGGCAAGATAGGCAATCGTTGGTTCTGCAAGAATCAGGCTGAACTTGATCAGTTCAGAATCAGTTACATTACTAAACCGGTATTCGTCCTTGACGTGACTGAGGGTCGAGCATCGATCAATGGCATTGAGTATTACGCCACCGATGCAAGGAATGGTACTATAAGTGCAATCTATGATGCGTTCAGTAAGTTTGCAAATGTGTCATATGCAATAAACGGTACAGCAGATAGGTTCTCGCTGACTCTGCCGTTCTATCGTGGTACATTTAAGCACGGTAATCAGTCCTATGATACCGCACTTATTGACTTCCTGATGGAGTATTCCAAGACTCCTGCTAGGGCAGCTGAGCTCGAGGGACTTCTGTTCAAGAAGGAGAGCCTTAGGGATAGAATGAATGAGCTCAAGGCTGTTGAGTCTACCACTAAGATGCTGTATAGAACTGATGTTGTGGTTCTTCCTGCACATCTGCTTGTAGCTATTGCTCAGAATCTTACGGATCTCAACTTTAACAAATCCTTCAGCGAATTCGTTACGTTTGACGATCTTGCAGATTATGGACAGTATTCTGCAAGGGTTAATGGTGGTGCTGTATACGGTAATGACTACACACCGTTTACTGCATTCTTCCATTAATCAAAATAACAACAATAAGATAATCTGATTGTTAAAAGTACCCTGCAACTGTAATAGGTTGCGGGGTATATTTTTTGTTATTTACACGACATATAAAATGTATTAATGATTGGAGTTATTATGAAAATATTTGTAGCCATCGTTAATGTTGATGGACCAAAGATATATGCTCCGCAATTATCTGAAAAGCTGTATAGTTATTCAGGTAATGCAAACTTTGATACGAATAATATTAGGTTCGTCAGAGTCAGGGCGATGTCTAAGATTGATGTTATTGTTAACACGAGGAGGAAATTGAGTTTATTGGGCAAGTCTAGAGATGCATTTGTTGCAATAGAGGAAGTTGAAATAGATCTATAATAAGGAGTAAGTATGGATCCTAAAAACATTTTGAATATAACTCCAGAACAAGAAAATGTGGATTTAGTACATAATCCTAAGTTGATTGATCTGGATTCGTTGTATTCAAATTCGGCTACGGCCAAGGTGATTAACAACGGCTCGTTAGTAGGGAAGAACTTAACCGAGGATACAAATAAAGCTATTATCAGTAATACTGATGGTGACTTGGGTTTTGTACCTACCTGTGAGTGCGGTAAGACACACGGCGTATCCAAAATGGGAGCAGTATGTCCTGATTGCGGAACGAAGTGCTCATCACTGTTTATTGAGAGGTTGGAACATGTAGCATGGATCTCCATACCGGATGAAATGGGACCAGTTCTTCATCCTATCTGGTATACAATACTGAAGAAATTTACAACGATAAGAATTCTCAAGAAAGAAGTATCGTTACTGGATTTCGTTCTTAATCCTGAACTTGAAAAAGATAAGGATTATAAGGTAGGTCTTCCAGAAGATTTCATGCGATACATAGTAGGCAGAGGATTTAAAGCGTTTTATGAAAATGCTGATTATTATCTGGATGTGTGGCTTAATAAGTATACGCCTACAGCTACTAAAGCAGCAGTTGATGATGTAGTGAAATTTTGTCAGAAATATCGGCAATGTATGTTTTGCAGTAAGTTACCGATATTGCACAATTCACTGCATCCGATGACTGATAATGGAGCAACGTTAAAGTATAGTGATAGAACTGCTTCAGCAGTACTTGAAGCGGTAATTAATTTATCTGCGATAGCATTTCAGGTTAAAAGCGGAAAGAGAAATCTTCACGTAGATAAGGCTTTGTTTAAGATTTATCAGACAATATTGAATTATTACGATAATTTGGTTAAGGTTAAACTTAATGGCAAGAAAGGTATATTAAGAAAACATGTATTCGGTTCAAGAATTCATTATGGATTCAGAACTGTTGTTCGCCCACATACCTCAGCTATGCCTATGGATGAGATAGTGCTCCCATGGTGTATAATTGTAAATTGTCTTAAGTTAATTATCCTGAATTTTCTGGTTAAAAGATATGGAAAGACAGTTGATGAAGCAGTTAATATTTTCTATAGTGCATTAACGAAATATGATCCATTGGTTGAGAAGTGTCTTAGAGATTATATTAATGAAACACCTAAAGGTAAAATACCCATAATGCTGGGGCGTAACCCTACGTTAAATTATGGATCAATGATGTTGCTATATGTTAGAAATTTCAAGACTAATCCAGCAGATGAAACTCTTGAGATTAATGCAAGTATAGTTACACCGGCAAACATAGGTATGCCTTATTGAGTTCGATCGATTTGCTGAAAAATGCAAAGCATTTGAAGAGGACAGCAGAATATAGCGATGTATTTTGTGGAAAGACCTCAGATGCGGAAGTTCTTATGGTAAGGAACACGAACTGGATTAGTCATCAGGGGCTAGCTCATTTGATTAAAATAAGTCTATGTTACCAAATGAGTACGGATTAAAAATCTGGATGCGCTCTGAAGGATATGCAGTACCTAAAAGAACTCATATACTGAAGATCGAAATTTCGTAAGGGACGTCTCTCTTTTGAGAGAAATCGGAGGAATCATAGTATCTGTGAAACTGTGATAATAAACAGTGGAGAGAAGGATTCTAGCGAGTAGAAATACTCGGTGAAAGCCGTATACGGCGAAAGTCGTACGTACGGTTTGGCGGGGGGTAGTTTGTTCAATATTAGAATATTGAATAAACAATCTATCCCGACATTTCGATGGTGACGAGTTATATGGCTTTTTCATATTTGAAGATGAGTTAGCGGAAGCATTATCTGCTGCGCATCCGTCGCAATTCTTATTCAATGTGAGAAATCCAGGATTGAGTGATAGTGTAACATTGCTCAATCAAATGTATGTCATGCTTGAGAACTATATGGAGTATGACAAAGATAGTGATTATTATGAGGAGGTAAAATGATAATTGACACGTTACGTGTCAACAGTAATCTATTCTCGTTAGGAAGTTTGTTGGGTGGCAATTCTCAGCAAATGCTGCTTAATAATCTGGAGAGTACTACAGGTGGTCGTAGTTACTTTGGATCAGAAGCAGATCCTATGCGAGAAGGGTACCAGACGTACATGACGCATATAGTTGAACCTATTCGTCAGAGTGCTGAGGAACTCAAAGCTATTGCTGTTGGCTATGAGTGTTTCGATGAATATCGTGAGATTTCATCAATGGATGAACTCATGAGAGGTGTTCCGCCTTGTATGAGGATGGGAATCGTTACTTATGAACCTCTCAGAGATATGTTCAACGAAGGGAGAATTGATGGCTTTGGGTTTAAACCTGAAGAGTTGCCTATCAACGATCCTTTTGAGAACGCATGTGAATCTGGTAAGATAAGGTATACTGCAGACGATATCAAGGACAATAAGATTGATGTAGAATATAAGAGTGATTCTGATGACCGTGAGCTTACTCCGGAACAGGCTCTGGCTCTCAGCAGCACTCGTGATTACATTGATGAGTTTATGGATAATCCTAAAACCCGTCATTTGGATTTCACGGATCCTACATCGCTGCATGGTTAATAGTTAACTAGTTATACGTATAATTGAGTTATGGGCACCTACATAGAAATATGTAGGTGTCTTTTTTTTGTCTATATATTATTTTTATGAATTAAATATGAGCCATAAAAGCTCACGTGTTTAATTCCGTGGCATAGCACGCGACTTGACTATGCAAGGGACAGCACTCCCACAAGTGCTGGAGGATACCAATGGCAACGTTGGTTAACTTGACTCCCCATGCCATCACCTTGTTTAAGGTGACTGGGGAGTCAGTAACCATCGAGGCTAGCGGTGTCGTCGCCCGCTGCGCTGTAAATACCACGCAGGTGGGTCTCCTTGACGGTGTGAAGGTAAACACCACCTCGTTCGGCGAGGTGCAGGGTTTACCTGATCCCGTTGAGGGAACCTACTACGTGGTAAGCGCAATGGTGTTGACTGCCCTCCACGGCTCCCGTTCCGATGTGCTCGGCGTATCCGAGTACGTGAGGAACGAAGCCGGACAGGTAGTCGGCGCTAAGGCGTTGACCCACTAGTCCGGTGGTTCCCGACGTAGATCCCAACGTCGAAAAATAAATGGAGGGTGCGTTCTGCATCCTGGACCAGAAGCTGAACTAAGTAGTATAAGCAGGGAAATTGTGGTTGCCCTGTGAAGTCTACTGATATAGGCAACAGAACAGCCGGTGAGTTATCCTAGAGAAATTAGGAGAAGCTCACCGGTCTTATACGAACTGCTAATTGCAGTTTTATTTTTTTTTTTAGTTCATCAGTTTTTTGATTATATATTACTTTAACGATTTGAGGCTAAAACTGTTTTGGCTTCAATAACACGCGTGTTTTTGGAGAATGATAATATGGTTGATTCTAGAATTACGGCTATGGTTGTAGCTGTTTTATCTGGTTTTGAAAAGGGGCTTACCGTGAACATTAATGTTTGCAGTAAGGAAGGTGAGAGTGCTAGTATTGCAATTAGTGAGTTCACCAAGGACGAGGCTAGTAAACTTCTTTTGGATGCTCTTCAGAAGAATACTGCAAATAAGTCTATTAGCTTTGCAGTAACTGGCAGTAAGGCTGACAATAAGGCGGAAGAGCAGGAAGAATCTAAGCAGGTGTATGATCTGGATACACCGTTTGCAGAGAAGATTCCTGAAAATGCCGAATTTGCATGGGCTGAATTGGTTGATGCATTTCTGTCAATTGGAGTAGAATCCACAAAGCAGATTTACAATTCTCCTACGTACCATGCGTACGGAGAATGTAAGTTTGCACAGCTTCTTGATTTGAAGTTAGTCACTAAGGAATTTTTGGCACAGAAAAATAAGGCAAGAGCTGTATTTGTTGAATACAACATTGTTCATCTTTTTGATGAAGTGTACCCTGCGTTTCATGAGTACATCAAGTATGTTTCGAGATCCATCAAGTCAGTACTTAAAGTATATGGCTTCGATGAAATTAACAAGCAGACGACTCTTGCAGAATTGGCAAAGATCTTCTCGTCGACTAAATATCAGAAGATCAATCTCAGGGGTAGGAGACCTAAGTAATTTCTGATAGGTTGTAGTAATAATGGGCAGCAGTCGAAAGACTGCTGCTTTTATTTTTTGTTTACAGCTGATTATAAGATAGTACAGTAAAATCAAGGATAATATCTATGGCCATAAGTATAACACCTACTTTATCTTCATCAGCTGGATATCTGACTGATGTTAGAGATCAGGTTATGCATTTCGTTAAATTTTTTATCATGAATCCAGGCGGAACTTCTGATCTCTGGGAAGATCGATTATATAGTTTCAGATACTTATCTTCCAAGTATGATAGCGACAGAGATTTATTTGCCAGTACGTTAGAAAGTACTGTAAAAAATTTTTTGTCTAATAAATTTAGGGATTATAATTTTGATTGTGAATTTTCAGTATCTGATTATCAAAAAGATGTAAAGAATGGATTATACACTATAGCTTTTAAAATAGCTATAGAACCTATGTCATCTACAGGTTTTGAATCGGCTTTCATTACCGGTGATATAACTACAGATAAAAAGACTAATGAAATAAAATTAAAGTTTAGTAATACTACAGATACAGCAAGTTTGGAGTAAGATATGAGTAATCAAAACATAGAATCTCTTGATCAGCAATTACGAAATGTCACTGTTGATACTAATCCAGCAACATTGCGTGAACGTAATATTGATGCGATGTATAAGGATTTTGTGACTAATGCTGAACATGATACTTATATGAAGCATTCTGATTTTGAAAAGTTTGCTGTTCTTTATCTGAAGTCTACCAGAGATCGTTTAGCTTCGACTGAAGCTACCAGAGAAGAACGTGAACATATCGCTGAGTTATCAGAAGAATTTTATCATAGTGTCAATACTCAGCGACCTATTCATATAGTTGATGATTATAGTGGAGAAGAGATTTTTGTTCTTCCTCCTTTATTCAGACGATTAAATACTTTGACAACTGCTGAACAGGCAGAAGCTACTCAGATACTTGCCAGCACGTTTGAAGAATCTGATATAAGTAATCCATCTGCTTATGTAAGAAAACAAATAGCTACAGATAATCTGTATCGTAATATCTTACGTGTTCAAGACAATGATCAACTTAAAGCTGATCAGAATCAATATGCTAAATTAGCAAAATCATTCAGTAATAATTATTGGTACAATGGTCCCAAGGAGGAAGTAAATGACCAAAAACAGGAGAATGTACAAGAGAAAAAAGCAGCTGCTTCGGAAGTCGATGACGAAGACGTATTGGTATTTGAAGAATGACTAAAATAGCAGCAGCAGGTGATTTTCATTTTGGTAATCCGAGAATCAACTGCAGTTTATTGTACAACGAATTAAGAGCATCATTTTATCCTGAGGTAGATACATCTGATTTAGTTTTATTAACAGGTGATTTATTTGATCAGTTAGTTACAGTTAATAGTGATGCTAATTGTTTCATCTCTAAATTCATCAGAGAATTGTTTGTATTCTCAGCTAAATCTCATGTACCTATAAGAATACTTCATGGTACTTATTCTCATGATAGAAATCAATTGAATGTTCTTAATGAGCTTAAGCTTAAAGATACTGATGCGAAAATAATTAATGAGATATCCTGTGAAGATTTAGTCGTCAAAGGCAAGCACTTTAAAGTTTTATACATTCCAGATAATCTTTCTTATAAAAGAAGTGAAGAAGTTATGGAACATATAGATAAAGTGCTTACTGTTATGGGGTGGAAAACTGTTGATATTGTTTTAGGTCATGGAACATTTTCTCATGCTCTTCCAGTATCAACTAATCATCTTCCACCCTGTACATACACTATAGAGCAATTTGATAAGATAACTACTGAAGATAGTTTGATTATCATGGGTCATATTCATATTTCCAGCCATAAGAAGAATGTTTATTACTGTGGTTCATTCGAAAGAATGTCTCATGGTGAGGAACAACCTAAAGGTTTCTATACTTTTGACAATTCATCTGGAAAATGGAAAGCTACCTTCGTCAAGAATGATCAGGCGTCATTATTTGTGACTATTTACCCCCAGGGGAATACTACAGCTGAAATTATAGCAGATTTCAACTCTCAGATAGCTAATATCTTTCCTAATAAGACAGGTAATGTAAGAGTAGCACATAACGATCCTGAAATAAGATTATTGTTAAATAAAATTTGTTTACAGGAATATCCATCTTTAAGATATACTTCCAAACCAATATCTGATACAGAAAAAACAGAAATTAAACTGGATAATATAGAGTTGGATACTTTTGACAATATTAAACCAAGCAGAGAAAATCTTCCTAATTTAATTTGTCAATTCTTATTGGAAAACAACTTAGGTGTTTTCGATAAAGAAACCATAAATAAGTATCTTACTTATATTGTAGAAGTTTAAAACAGGATAAATTAAAATGGGTGATGGTGTAAAATTTTTGACGCCAGATCAGCCACAGTTATATAACGGTATGGTTGTCAGTTATGGCATCATACCTATATTGAATGCACTGGCTGGATTGTCGAAGTCCAGAAACAGAATACCTTGGACACTGTATTTGGTTAATGTTGAAACGATTATCAGAGATAGGAAAACTAAAGAAGAAGTTACCAATACTCAGATGATAGAAAATGTTATAACCGATATAACTGTTATGGCACAGTATATAGCAAGCTATAATTCAATGGTGCTACCCAGAGGTTCTAAAATCAGAGCAATGGTATGCTTCTATATGAATAAGTATGAGAATCTTCCGCATGAGCATATACGTGATAAATTACCCAAAGGTACAGAAGATAGATGGAAAATAAGAAACCTGGTTGCAGAGAAATTAAAAAGCAGAGAATTTACTGCTTCCTATGAAGATACAGATATTTTATTTTTTGAATCTAATGACAAGATTGGATATCCTCATAAAGAGTTAGCAAAAGAACTAATGCATCAATATGAAGGGCTTCAGTATAGAAAGACTTTAATGATAAGTCATGTGCCATTAGATTTTCATTTATATAAAGTGTTTGATGAATTTACTCTATTGGAATCTTATACTGGTGCTTTCAAAACTAAAAAGGATTTTGGCAAGAAAGTATTTCAGTTAGATTCAGTTCCTTTTAATAAATATACTCATTTACTTCTTGGCGATAAATGGTATATTAAGCAACTGGTTGATAATAAGACTAAAAAGCTTATTAGCGATCGAGCTGAAAAGGAATCATGGAATGTATTACCTGATAAGGAAATACTAAAATCATTAATCAGTATGAACATTGCTTCATACGCTCAATTTATTAGACCTGATATTTGAGGAGAATTATGGAAAACAATTTTGATTTACAGAAGTTATGGGGAACTACTAATCGTGATGGCGATAACCTTCAGATTGGAGCTTATGCTGGTAACGCAAGTCTCGCAGTTTTTAAGAAAGGAATTAACAAGCCGGTTGTTAAGCTTAGTCTCAATCTTTCTTTCATCAGGGAACTTAAGAGATTAGCCAAGGAAGCTACTACTGCTAATCCTGGTACCAGACTTCCTTTTATTCAGTTAGTCTATGATGCTGACACCAAGAGCTATAAAACAGGTATTAATGTTACTTTTATTAAAGATGACAAGAGACTTTTGAGTATTGAGGTTAGCACACCTACTACTGCTCCTATGACATTTAGAATGAGAGGAAGAGGTACGTTCTCTAACGGTGATGATAGTCTTAGTGAAGAGAGAAAGAGCGTATTGGGACTTCAGGAATTTTATGATGTTCTCGATAAGATGATTTATACAGCTATGGAACTTACCAGATGGAACCTTACTAAATTCCCTAGTAGAACTGGCAACACTGGACCTAATAAGCAGCATCTGACATCTGAAGGATATAGAAAGCAATCTAACTCAGCCGACCCGTTTAAAGGCGGAGATGACGATTTAGATAATTTACTTTAAGGTTTAATTGATAGAATAGGTACCACCCTTTAAGTAGGGTGGTACTTATTTTTATTCTTCAAATCAATAGTTAAATAACATATGCATAATTTGATTATTAATCAAAGTACTTGAAAATATATATTACTATATTGCAGTACTTTGTGTTAATTAAAAGGAGTATTATGAAATTCGTTAAAAAGTATGATGATGCTGGTAAAGCATTGGTAGTTATTGATACCGAAGGATTAGAGATTCCTGAAGATTTAAAGAGTCTGCTTGTTTTCAGTATCAGTACTTATAAGGCGTTGGGTGCTAATCAGTCTCAGGAGGAGTGGGATAAAGTATTTAGTATTCCGGAAGCTTTTGTTAATACTCTGTCGGGTGAAGAGCAGATTTATCTGGCAGGCTGTTATTGTGCGTGTCATCAGGACATTCAGTTAACAACATCTCATCAGAAGCATATTAGTCTGGGAATGAACGATGCTGAAATCAATCACATCAAGAATCACAATGCTAATCTGGTTCATGAACTTGAAACTAAGTTGTCTGATACAGTAGCAAGTCTTGATCTCAAGATTGATTTGTATCATAAGATACATGAGTACGTTGAAAAGAATATTCCGATTAAGGTAGCTGATAATATCGGATCTCGTGCTCAGGATTCAGATGAGATGACATTCAAGACTCCTGACTTGGTTGATCTCACAGCTGTAGCAGTATTGTGTAAGCTGATGACGCCGATAGTTGGTGTGTTTATTCGTGAATGCAGTAACATGGATATCTCGCAGAACTTTAAAGAGATTCATGCGGCTAATATTTTCAGAGATATCATAGCTAATAAGTGTCAGGCTATTGCAGATAAGCTGGAGAATTATCTGGCAAATACTATTGACAGTAATGAAAAGGCTATGTCTAAAAATAAACTGACTAATCTGTATAATGGATTTTCAACAGATATGTCGAAGATGGCAGTTACTGCTTCGATGTATACCAGAAAGTTCATAACTGTGGATTTGTCTAACACTGAAAGTAACCTAATGACTTATGTTAATACCTGTGCTAAAGGTATAGTATCTACTAAGTCGTCAGGTTCTAAGAAAGATGGAGGTAAGATAACTGTTGCTGAACGTAAACTCCCGGATGAATTTGAGGAGTCTTATGATGATGGCAATAGTTCAGTGCTTGAGGCTGAATCATCTGCTTCTAAAGAAACAGCTGATTTCAATTTGATAATTTCGTTTGCTGTGCAGGAGACGATTAAACACTATCTGAATGAATTCAGTATTGATAGAGAGGTATATGACGCAGCATATGTATACTATTCAGAAATGAGTCATCCGACATTAGGGAATAACAATGAATTTATTTTATCAACGTTATTTGGAAGAGATCTTTGCGGTGCTAAGTCAATAGAGTCTTTGACTCTTAATGATTTGGCAGCATTATTACCGTTAGCACAGATTTATTGTTATCGTAAGAATTTTAGAGATATGGTTCACTTGTTATCTCTGCTTCCTACCAATAATCTTAAATTAATGCAGAACAGTAATGAAATGCGGCTGAGAGAATCTTGGAAAAGCAGCAACTCATACAGAAACTGTGACGAACGGTTTAATTTTGAAACTGCACGAGCTCTTAGATGGGATACTGCATTGGAGAAGTTAATCAATGATGTCACATCAAGAACTTATCTGTATAATACTGCTCCAGCAATCTGTGAGATGATGGGAGAAGAAGTTACCCAGACTAACAAAATCTATACTCCACCAATCACACTAGCCACAACAATCTGTGAGATGATGGGAGAAGAAGTTACCCAGACTAACAAAATCTATACTCCACCAATCACACTAGCCACAACAATCTGTGATTTTATTAATGATTTGTTTAGTAGGCAGGATGAATGCTAGTTTATTATAGCGAAACTAAATGTCTGAATCAGGATGATACGCAGTATGCTTCTTCTGGCGCATCGATGTCTTGCCTGTACAATGGATTCTGTGACATTGTATTTGGTAATAAATTCGTAATACCTAAAGATGCAACGCGTATCATCATTCGGGAGCAAAATGATTACTTAATTGAAAGAGTATTTTTAAGGTATGGAGCATTTATTTATCCCATACGTACAAGAATATTTCATCCGAGTGACGTAATCGTTTTGACTCATGTTGCGGGAGTTAATGAACTTTCTAAGATATCTGAACCTGATAAGGAGGTGGTATTCGCAAGAGATGAAGCATTAAAAGAGGCTATTAGATGTTTTTGGCGTGATAATGATGATGCGTTCTATGATATCAGCGACAGATACGACATGATAACGCAAGGTGAAACATGCATGAGTTGCCTTGATAATCAAGGTTCACGTATGCGGAACAGTTTTATTAGTTTTACTGATAATGATGCGCCTGGATACATAAATCTTGATAGTTGCTGTGATACGTATTTGCCGGTGTTTAGCAACGTGAGCTTTAGCAAGGATTTTAATGCGTATAATGATGGGTCAATGTATGGACTATTCAATTGCGCATTTGATTATTGTCTGAATATGTTTAAGGAGAACAAAAATGTAGATGAATTTCTGTATCGTTGGAGTAAACCTATATTGCCATATGATCTTTCGCTGGATAATTTTACGTTAAAATGTGCATATGACATTTTAGATAAAAGTGATCTTAGAGCATATAGAGATGGCTCAATAAGAGCAATAAATCATAGTCAGGTCAGACAGATAACAACGTTTAGTCCTGAACTATTAGACTGGATAAGACGGCTGTTGCAGCTACCAGCTGTTCAAATGTGTTTTAGGTATATATTACCTAAATGGGATTATGAATTAATTTACACTGATACCAGTAATCAGAAGCAGTTTGATGATCTGTTTACTGATGTGATACAGCGTGGATCAAACATAATCAAAAGGGTATTACCCTCAGGGAAGTTTACTGATGTGGTAATAGATAAGACGCCTAATGATATGCTGATTATCAGAGCATTGGGAGACAATAGCTATATGCTTGTTGTTGACCTGATCATAGCATCAGCTCTTGATGATGGATTTATTAGGCTTGATTATTCATACAGGAGGTTATAATGGAGTTTCCTGATAATGGCGGTATGTTCTCTACCGATGTATCCGCTCAGATAAACCAGTCGGAGCAGTTCAAGTTACCTGATATGACAGGTACTAAGGCTATTCTGTATTTAATTCCGCCAAAGGAAGTTATCCCTCAGTACAGGAGGTCGATTAATTATCGTTTTGGTAGCAATGACATTCGCAGAATTGAGAATTATCTCGATAAAGCGAATACACTAGGCGGTATTACTCCCAAGGATTCCAAACTCGGTGGTACTTGTGCTGAATGCGTTCTGCCATCAGCTGATGCAGAACCTATCAATACCAATGTACTTGCGGGATCATGGACTTTTGTATTAGTTCTTGATATTAATAACCCGTATTCCAAACTCATTGGTAATGATCGTGTTGTTTATACTGGATATGTACAGGATGATCCTATAGAACTTGGGATAGTATCTGGTATAACAGCATCTCAGCGATATAATCCACATGCGATGTTTTGGATAACACATGTAACTAAGTATCATGAAGCAGTGTCGTCTATTGGAGATTTCGGCAGTAGTATTCCAACAATTGATAAATCCATCTGGGACAGTGATATTATTCCGAGTCAGTTAACGCAACAATTATCTGGCGGAGACGATTTGTTTCTGAATACTCCTAAGGATATTTTGGAAAGAAGTTGTGTTGGATCTTATAATCCAAGTGAGTTTGATTCATCAGGATTCAGCCCGATTCCTATCAAATCATTTACAACTGCTAAACCAACAGATGCAGGATTCAATTCTCCTACTGAACATCTTAGTAGACTGATGACTGGATTATCAACTTATGTAAGAGTTGACAATGGCTACCGTGCCGGTTCAAACAATAAGTTGTATGGCAGTGAGAATATGCTGTCTGATTGGGGTCAGCAAATTGAGGATTATAGCGAAACAGTTAACTGTACTGCTCACAGAAAAGAGCTGCAGATCGATAGATCGTATTCGTTTGAAGATATCAATCAGATGTGGCCGGGATCATCACTGAGAGTTCATAAGATTGAGGCCCCTATGAACTATTCATTTGGTAATCTTAATGTAAGAGATACCGGTGGTCCTACCAGACAGAATATTGCGACCGCGATTATCACATCGGCAATGCCAACTACTTTAATTAATAGATTGGTAACTGATGCTGTATTTTCGTATAGTTCTTATAGCACCGGTGGCGATATGCATAATTATAAAGGTCTCTGTGCGATTAAATACATGATGACACTGATACCTATGGATGATTATAATTATAAAACAACAGCACTTAATCTGAAGCGTGATATCATTGATGATGTTATGCAACCGATTGTTGCTAATTTTGGTGAAGTAAGGTGTGATGTGTTCTGTTCTGTAGGTGGAGACACTGTTGTCAATTTAATGCTAATGGACGACTATAATGATAAGGGTGTTTCTGTGACCAATAATAGTCTGGGAGGAGTAGGAAGTGGATTAATGGGGAATAGTGATCAGTGCGAACATAATGCTGGTCAGTTAAGAATACTTGGAAGCGCTTTAACTTCCAATCCAACAATGTATTAGGAGTGAATCATGACATTTAGTGATGAGGACATTTCGAATTTTCTTACCGAGCTTCTCGAGTTAGGTGGGAGTAACGAAGTCGATCGTAATTCTGAAAAGTTTATCAGAAACGTTGCGACTAACGAGGTAGAAGAGATTTCTCAGGGAAGTAAGTCTAAGAAGCTTGCTATTTACGGCACTCAGGCAAGAGATGTTGTAATTGTTAATCCGTTTGCGGATGGCGATCTGGGCAATCAGGACAACTGGTTCTATCGTACAAGAAATACTCTGGTCAGTGGCTTGGTAATTGCACTGATGAAGTATATTCTTGAGAATGCATCAGTTGATAAGAAAGAGGATGAAACTGCTACTGATGGCAGTGAACTTATCAAGTATGTCGGCAAGTATGCTAACATGATTGATAACAAAATGCTTACTGAGTTTAATAAGATATCTTCCAAGATGGAGGATTTCATTAAGCTGTATTACAACAAGCAGAAGAAAGTGTGCGAAGTAAAGTGCGCTTTGTTCAATGATTCATCAAAGAAAGTGTATCCGGGAATTCGTAAATCAACCTGGGAACCACTTCAGCAAATAGTTTTGAAGTTATTCAAAACGAATGATCTGAAGACTCTCAGTGAAGGCCCTTCATCAGCAGCTATTCCTACATTTGAGGCATATGTAAAAGTATTCCTTAATGTATTCGATGCACTGAAAGAACCTTTAAAGCTGATTGAGATTTACGTAGATACTGCAGCAATCAGAGCGCATCTGCCTAACCTTGAGCTGTATTATAACAAGGCTAAGTGGTGTACTTCCTGCACTAACGGACAGATTGTTAAACCGGCAGTACCTGCATCGACTACTCCTTGGGGTCAGCCCGTTACACCAGTAGCGATACCTGTTGCGCCAGTATCGTTTGTTCCACCTGCAGTACAGATACCGCAACCTTATATGATGATGCAGATGCCCGTTAATCCATATGCACAGATGGGTTCTGGCGGAATGTTTGATCCCATACATGTTTCGGACAATGGCGGGAAATCAGGCAATCCGTTCATGTAAAAGAATAATAAACTAACGAACTATATTCGAATATAATTTGGATCTCCTCATGCACGCATGGGGAGATTTTTTTTTCATAAAGGAACGTATATGCAAGGAAGTATTGACGCCGGTCAGAACAATTCAAGAAGAGAATACGAAGGTATAGCTGTTTGCGATAAAGCTGATAACAGCAGAGATCTTAAAGTATATTGTAAGGATCTTTTATTTTTGATGCAAGGTGAATTACAGGCTAAGAATGTAGATAGTATTTCCAAATCAGTAGATAAAAATGGAGTAGCTACTACATCCAGTGCAACCTGCAAGAATTACATTGATTGCACTTATGGCGGTGATTTTGCATGTAGTAATAGAGCTTATCCTCCTGATGTGCGTAAAGGTGAAATAGTTAAGATATTTCAATATGGCGATAGCGATCAGTGGTATTGGATAGGCTGTGATAGATCTCAATCATTAAGAAAAACTGAGAGAGTAAGATGGCAGGTTAATGATACTTTAGAGAATGATTGTAATCTTACTGATGATAATACTTATTTCCTTGAGATGGATACCAGAAAACATAAGCATATTCTTTTATCCACATCTCAGTCTGATGGAGAAGAACATCAATATAAATTTAAGATATCTCCAGAAACCAGTCAGATAATGCTAGCTGATGAAAAACAGAATATGTTTATCATCGATACTAATAAGCAATGTATTACCATGGCCAATGAAAAAGGTTCACTTATTCAGTTGGATGGAGAAGATATTAATATCATCTGTAAAGGTAAGTTAACTATCAGATCAACTAATAACGAGATAGTTATGGCAGCTAAATCTGATATTACGCAGCAGACTAAGAGTAATTTTAATGCCAGTGCAGATGGCGATATGACACTTAAATTTAAGGGTACTGGCAAGCATGGCGGTGGCAGTAGTCTTACCTTGGGTGCTAGCAGTATTTCTTTTGCTAAAGGTATCTGATCATGGGAAGAAGTATAGCAGTTGTCGGAAGTATGACCAGTGGTCATGATGGATTTCCAGCAGTGCCGGTAATCGAAGGAAGTGACTTTGTAACATGCAACGGTATACCAGTTGCGGTAGTAGGATCTAAATGTAAACCGCATAGCAAACCTAAGCATGGTACACATACTCCTTATATTACCGAAGGAAGTTCATTTATTAAAATAAATGGAATAGCAGTAGCTATGGTGGGAAGTAAAGTATCCGGTAATTGCAATAGTGGCAGTCACGTTATTGTAACCGGATGTGATACTTGTCAAATTGAAGAATAACCAATAGATTTTCAAATCTATATTATCAAGATGTAGACCTGAATAGCATATGACGGTTTACACACCCACAAGTCCGTGTTTGCCATACATGGACTTATCTTTGGGAGATGATTTTTTCGATACAGTTAAACGTTTGAATGAAAAGGTCAATCATCTCCTGAACCCACACATTGCCAGTTATGTGTGTGGGTTTATTTTTGTTTTTATACATCAAAATAATAATTTGTATTTCACTGATAGAGGATTTTATATGTGGCCTTTTAGAAAATCAGGATTAATTGATTCGGTAATGACAGGTGTTATGCTGGAAGATGGTGTGATGTATCCTGTTGTTATTGAGAACAACGAAGTGTATGAGAAAGGTCTTGAAACCATGAAGAATCTCATCGCCAGATGGATACTTCAGGATCTTAAGCTTATAACTGATGTGGGAAGACCTATAGAGAGTTCTTTATCTTACTCTCTAAGAAATATTGATGTTAAATTTTTGCCATTTCCTTCATATTGGGATATTCTTCTTCAGACTATGAAGGACACCGAATTCAGTCATTCGGGCAGTAGATTTTTTGATACTATTGCTAATATTTATATAGAAGTACCAACTGAAGTTATCAGAACTTTTATTGGCAAATTTTTATATGGAATGATTTATGGATTACCTAAAACTATTAATGATCAACCTATTCCAACTAAAGAAGACTGGACTAATCTGTTAGCTCAGGTACCATGGGCTCCATTTTTACAGTTAGTTCAAACAGTACTTGATGGCGAGATTGATGGAGCCACTACTAAGATTACAAATATAGAACCAACTATCGTTAAATCTGGCTCTGCACAGTAACATACATTTTTCTTAATTCAACTATATAGTTGTAACGTGGTAAATACACTTCTGTTATTTCTTCATTAAAATCACGATCGTTGTTTAATCTGTTTACTATTCTGAAAGCTAATTCTAACTCTTCGTATGACATGTTGATGTTATAAAGATATTTGCGAATACGGTATTTGAATTTATGAATAGTTTCGCCATCAATGTCAATATGGTCAGAATGCTCTTTGATTAAAGATCTGTGATCTCTGAGATACTGAATCCACGATTCAGTACTATCGTTCAGTATCTCCTGATTTAATTTATACGCTACATGCGAACCATAACCTGTATTTGAATCAGAATTGCTTATAAGTAATTCACTCATTTATTTTCTTCCTTAACTTAATAACTCATTTAACATATAAGTATATATTACTTATATGCGTACTTTAATAGGAGGTGTTCTCAAACTATGGCAACATTATCAGCAGCCAGCAGTTTGTCGTCTTATCTTAATAATGTTAAGGCAGATCCAAGACTGTTAGGTGTAACTACGCTGCTCAATCCTATGCCTGATCATGTATCAGCACAGAGAGGCAAGATGTTTTCCGATCACATCTCTCAGTGGCAGGTACTGAAAGGATGTGAGTTTCCTTATGTCTTTACTGGATATGAGAAACAAATTGGTTCGTATGAGGTATCTACAACTGACAGAGATACCGATGTTACTATTGTACGAAACATTCTGAAGTTCAATGTCGATAATGGTGTTAACCCTCTAACCTATTATCCGACGACAACAGTAATTTATCAGACCGTAGATGCTAATAACGAAGTGAAGTTTGGTTATTTCAATATAAATAACTTTACTGCCAGATCTGATGGATATGGGTATCCTAATGTAAAGATCAACTATAGTAATATCGATCAGAATACATTTATTCCCAAAGAAGAAAAATTGGTAACATCACCTTGTCATAAAGGTAATAAGTATTGTTACGGAACTAATCTGAGAGTAGCATATATGTCACTTCCGCATGTGACAGAAGATGCTTTTCTCATCTCAAGGACAGCAGCGAATAAATGCAGGACAACTGGTATTGAACAGGTAACTATCAATATCAAAATTGATCAGATTCCAGTTAATCTGTATGGAAATGAAGAAGGTGAATATAAATTCTTCCCTGATGTAGGAGAATATGTTAATGACGATGGTATCATCTGTGCATTAAGAAGACCTACTGCTGAATCGTTTATTTATGATACGGCAGCTGAAAACTTATCTATAGTTCAGCCTTTGCATGACGCAGTGTATTATGCGCCAAGAGGAGCTAAGATAGTAGATGTTGATGTAGTTATTAACTCAGCAGTTTATCAGTCTCAGGCTATATTCGCGCAGTGCGAAAAGTACAGAGATCAGCTTGATAAGTATTATAGACAGATATATGACACTTATCAGGACATTAAACATCATTTTGGTGCTAAGGCATTAACGTTTGATTTTAATGGTTTGATAGCTGCAGCGTATAATCGGTTGAGAGTTGATAATCAGCCTCTGGAAGATGTTCCTGGTGGAGGTAGGAGAAAGGTAAAGCCGAGAATTAAAAAGGAAGTAGTTGAGTATATAAGTCTGACCATAACTTATATGTACGATAGGGAGTTGCAGTGCGGTTATAAGCTTGCAGGACGCTATGGAAATAAGGGAGTGGTTTCTATAGTTATGCCTGATGAGATGATGCCGGTTGATGAAAACGGTCTGAGAGCCGATATAGTTGTTGACCCTATTTCAGTATTCAACCGAATGAATCCTGCTCAGTGGTATGAACAGTTCTTCAATAGAGGATCAGAATTAATCATCCAGAGAGTTAAGGATATCATTGCAACTACGCATGATTATCAGCAAGCTTATGATCTGATCGTTTCTTATTGTACTGATGTTAATGAGAATTATGGTAATAAGATCAGGCATATGACTGATACTCCAGAGAAGCAACGAGAGTTTATTGACGATTGTCTTAACGATGGTATTTATCTGAATATAGTACCATTCCAGAAAGGTATTGATCAGAATAAAGTGATGGAACTTATCAAGAAATATAACATCTATAAATCTAATGTTACCTTTGGAGTGTATGATGAGAACGGAGAAGTAAAATGGGTAACGACCAAAAAGCCGGTAATGATTGGGTATGAATACTGGATGATGCTGTATAAAATGCCTCATGCTCATGGCTCAGGTATTTCTCACGTCAATCAGTATCGTACGCCGGTGAAGGGTAGTAAGACTGCCATGGAACAATATCCGATTAATCAGACACCATTCAGATTAGGTGAAGATGAAGTTAGGAATTTGGTTATGGTAGCAGGAGCTAATACGGCAGCTAAGATACTTTGCGAATATGCGAATAGTCCTGAAGCTGTGAATGATTTAGCTGGGCATTTGCTCAATGATGATAAACCAGGTACTCTTAAGAGAATTGACAACATGACTGTTGATGAGATGATTAAGAGTAATGGTATCGTCGGAGTTGCCAAACATATCTTCAGTACGTTTGGTGTTGATGTTAGTCCAGAAGATGAGGAGTAAAAATGGACGAAGTTTGGACCATGCAACAAATACTTGATCCGAACTTCCTTGATAGCCTTGCCAAAGATCCGGATGCATTAACTGGTAAGGTTATCTTGGAACTTTCGGATGGTAAGATTAAAGTTGGAAAGCGTCAGGCGTTCTTCAACTTATTTTGCTTTCCTATTCTGACAGAGTTTGATATTCCTATCAGGAAAGATCATTTTATCAAGCGAGTCCCTCTTAATAAAGGAATGCTGGTAAAGGTTCTTGATCGGTATTATACCGAGATTATGGGAATCAACTTTAACTACGCCAAGAGATTGAAGCACATCATTATGAATTCGTATCAGAAGTTGTACAACATGTGTTTCAATAATCTGCTTTCGTATGTAGGTACTATCGATATAATCGACATGGCTGAAATAGCTACTGATCCGGTTATGAAGAAAGAGTTAGATACCAAATATGCGATAACTGATTCCTGGCCTACTGATAAAGTAGAAGACTTCATTGAAGATGAACGCAAGAAAATCATGAATATCATGGGTACTCCTGGCGCATTGAAGAATGAAGCATTACTGCCTTATCAGTTAATTGGACAGCTGAACAAATTCCAGGTACCGCAAACTGTATATGCGTTCGGCGTACGTACCGATGTTGATGATTCTATTATTCGCAAACCGGTAATAGGAAGTGCGATTGATGGAACCAGAGATATTCAGGAATTTGCTATTGAGGCATTGTCGGCTAAGAAGTCGGCGTTCTACAATAGAAACGCAGTAAGGAGCTCTCAGTATTTCGGCAGAAAACAGCATCTTCTTTCATCAAGTGTAGCGCATTTGTATAAAGGAGATTGTGGTTCTACTGCGTATGTAACTTTCCTGATAACAGGGGATGATAAGAAAAGAGGAGTTGAAGGAAATTATAGGAACTTTATCGGTAAGTTCATTGTTGATAATGGTAAGTTAGTATTACTGACTGAAAAGAATATCGTCAACTATCTGAACAAGAATGTTGAAATGCGCAGTCCTATGACTTGCAGATTCAGAAATGGAGTATGCGAAGTTTGCGGAGGCTCGGTATTAGCAAATATCAACCGTAAGATACTTATCGGTATATTATCAGCAATAACTACTGTTGAACCGGTAACTCAGAAGATCTTGTCAGCTAAGCATCTGATTAAGACACTTTCAATTTTATACAATATGAACCCTGAGTTACTACAGTATTTTGATTGTATCGATACTGTTGAATATCATTGGAAACCAGATGTATTCAAACGTATCAAGCCTTGGTATTTTGGAATATTAGCTCAGGATTTTTCTGGTCTTGGCGATGTCAGACTTATTAGAGATGGACAGGATATATCTGAACAGGAGATGTCTTGTCTTAGTTCAGTATTCCTTAGAGAAGGCAATACAGTCAAAGGTAAATATGATCTGGTGCAGAATAAGCAGACTCCGTTCTTAAGTAAAGAGTTACTTATTTACATTCGTGATCACATGGATGATATCGAAACCAAGAATGGAATTATCTGGATACCTATTATCGGTACTAAAGATATCCCTATTCTTAAGACCATTGTTGTCAACGATAACATGATTGATTATGTATCATCAGTATCATCGTTCTTAGGAGGTGGAGATAAGGAGGATAAAAAGTCAAAGAAAAGTATTCGCAACATGAAGACTTGTACTGAAGCGCTTAAGGCATTTTCCGATATAGTGTACAGTAAGTGCAGTGTGAATATTGTGCATCTCGAGACATTGCTTAAAGCGTATGAAATTACAAGCAGGGCAAATGATCAGTATCAGATACCTATGGTCGAAGATCCTAATCATGTTGAATTTGGAACCATGAACGAGATTCTGAATCACAGACATGTAGGAACCAAACTGGCATTTGAGAACCTTACAAGTTACATCAGAGATCCCAATACTTATACCAGTCCAAAGCAGAGATCACCTTTTGATGTATTTGTAGGATTTAAATCTGAGCAGTAAACTATATTAATTTAATCAGGGTACTATATGAAATTATAGTACCTTTTCTAGGAGACTAAATCATGAATGTTAAAAGCTTTTCTGAGCTTATCATAGCTGATAATGAGGTAAGCTATGATCCGAATTTTCCGACTTATGTTGCTAATCTTACCGGTAATCTTCACAGATTCAACGATAAGCTTACTGTAACAACCATACATTCAATTTCATTTACTGATGATGACATTATTGTCAGTGATGAGAACAATCATTCTGTTGTACTGGTTTGCATGGATGATATTGACAATGCTGGTTTTGCCGATAACGTTGCGAACAAATTAACCAAAGAAGATTCTCCTGTTAAGATTGGTACTTTGATAAAAGCTATTAGAATCTTTCCGGAAGATTTTTCTAAGTATGAAGCAATGGCCAGATATCTGGCTGCACTTTTCAGAGTAGTCAATGAACCTGACCATGTTAGATACAACATCAACAGTATGAATCTGATATTTAACGGGGACCACGATACTTATGAAAGACTGTATGATACATACAATCCTCATAAGTTAGCTCTTAGGCATGATTCTACTCTGGTTCTTTATGATAAGAGTAAAGATGATCACGGTAAAGAAGCAGATATTCCTGTTGTATTGATTGGTGCTTATACTGATTTTGTTCCAGTAGCAAATCCTGTATTGCGGTTTATTCCGGTTATTCATATTTCTGAGATTACTGCATTGTATCCATCGCTCAGTGCACTTATCTTCTACATCGCAGCAGCGATCAGATGGTTTGTTACTATGGGTAATTGGTATACTCCTTGGATTATAGATAAAGCATATTCTTTAAAGAATTTAGTAACTTCAGAAGCTAGAGAATATTGCGATACCGATGATGATGTTCGCAAATTTATTGCCGAGTATCTTCTTAATCCGATAGTTGCGTTAGATGTTACTCCTAATCGTGCCGGATTAGTTGGTATTGACAAACTGAGTTTTGATGTAGCAAATGGTAACAATTATGTAGATACGTTAAATGATATGCTCGATAAATGCGGTGCATCCTGTGTGCTTCCTGGTGGTTGCAATTCAGGATATTTGTCTTTTGGCGGTGCATTCTTTAGAGGCAGATGTAAACCTCTCGATGAATTTATTGATACTGCTAATATCGATTATCTGCGAGCACGTGCACTAAAGCAGTTTGATAAAGCTTTGAGTTTTGAAACTCAGATGACACCTGATGAACGGTATAACTTAATTCGAAAGATTGAGAAGACATGTTCATCCAAGATGTATGAAACGGATGTACTTCTTGTATCAATGGAATTAGGTAGACTAATGAACGATGCAATGTATCATATTTTTGATACGCATCGTAATGCATACGTAACCTGGTACAATAACAATAATAATGGTTGTATTTAACGTATTGAAAATGTGGATTTAAATCTGAGCAGTAAATACGGGAGACGCTACCGCAATATGTAGCGTCTCTTTATTATGAGGTAATCATGAGCATTTTAGCATGCATATTAGTTATGCTGGTAGCAATTGTAGCAACAATATTTGCTACGTATTACTTTCTGGAAGTATATGGTCGTGGGAAATGCGTATTTGATGGTCAATCGTATGCATTTATCAAACCACCTAGAGATAAGGAGGATGCAAGAAGAGCTATAAAAATTGCTAGGGAACGATTCATAAATAAGAAGATACGAGAAATACCTTCTTCGTGTTCAGACTTAGTGTATCATACATTATGCAAATATGATCCTGAGTTTAAGGATGCGATGGATAGGATCATAGCTAACGCATCCGGAGAATATAGAAAACCCAAAGTCAAATAGGAGGAACCAATAATGAGACATTCTAAGTGGGTACCGCTGATTAAAGAGGCTATGTGGCAGTCTGCTATGCGTTCTGTCAATGCCGCAGATTCGGCAGATACTGGATACATGCATTATCTTGATTTTGGTGGTCTTAAAGACTTTGACGCCAGTCTTAGCGCTTTTGTTGGATGTCGTCAGAAATGGCGTGAAAGTAATATGTGGCTTAAGTATCTTAAGCGTTGTGCACGGATTATGTCACGTCTTACTGAGGGAGAGTACACTGTTGCCAGTGCGTATGATAATCGTGAGATTGTGATTACCGATCCTGCTGGGAAGAACCACGTATTTAGCGGTGGTCCTTTTCCTGGAGAATAAGTTAAATCATTAATTTAACTATTATTGAAGTGGAGGCTTCTGCAGAATATGCAGAGGCCTTTTATTTAACATGCTATAGATACCTTATTTTTTGTAGGAAATCAAAGATGACTGAATCAGTATTGGGCAATCCATATGTAGAAAGCTTATGGTCAGCCTTAGGAGTGGTTGGAGTAACATATGACTCTAAGAAAGATATTGTAAGTATTAAAGGAATTAATGTTAATCGTCTTATTAACATGTTCAAGGATTTGTATCAGTCACCTGGATTCGCTAATAGATTTTTTGCTATGTCTATGTTTGGTACAATTAATATACCGCAATTCTTTATACCTGAAATAGTGTTTATTTTAAATCAGTGTGTACGTAATTATTATATTTCAGCTAAACAATATAATCAGGTATTAGACGGATTATATGCTAATACCTGGTATGCATCTACCAAAGATATTGTACCAACAATTTGCGATGTTAAAATATTTGGCAAAGAAATCAAACGTAATCCAAGACCTTATCAGTTAGATTTTATTCAGAATGTGTATTGCCAAAAGAAAACTCAGTATCATTTAAAAGGATATCTCCTCGCATTGCCACAAGGAGCGGGTAAGAGTTTTACATCGTTAAGTTTAGCTGGTTGTCTTAAGAAGAAACATATTCTTATCATAGCGCCATTATCAGTAGCATTAAATTCCTGGCCTCAGGAGATAGAAAATACTTTTGTCAAAAAGAAAAAAGTAGTAGGTGCTAAAGATGATTATTCCAAGATTAAAGCAGATACTGATGTAGTTATAACTAACTATGAAAGTGTAGCTAAATTGGAAGAAATCATTATAAGTAAATTTAAGCCTGAAGACACTATCATTATAGTAGATGAATGTCATAACTATAAAGACATTAAATCCAAGCGTACTCAGGAACTGATTAAATTTACTTCATTATTCAAATGCAATGATATTCTGTTAATGAGTGGTACTCCAGTATTTGCTACTACTCTTGAGGCTATGCCTATTTTTAGTTTATTAGATGATTTTTATACACCTGTTGTAGAAGATATTTTAAAATCATTAGGCCGTTTTCCTAATGTCATGAATGAGTTAGTGCATCACCGCTTAGGTACAGTAACTTATCGTAAAGAAGCATCTGAGATCATGCCAGAACTTCCAGAGAAAGTTCATAAAGACATTATGATTAAAATACCTGAAGGTAAAAAGTATACTAACGATGAAGTTAAATTAGCCTGTGTAAACTATTTCAAGCAAAGAGTAGATTACTATCAAAAGAATTTTGATAAGTATGAAAAGCAATATAAAGATTGCCTTAAAGAATTTGAAAAGACATTAGTTTCTAAGACAGATAAAAATCGTTATGAACGATATAGAAATGATGTAGAGAAAATTAAATCCAAGAACATTACTTCTATGTTAGCCGTAATGGGCGGACGTACTGGTGAGATGATAATTTCAGTTAACAAATATGAAAATGATGTTATCATACCAAATCTTCCAGTACATTTACGTAGACCTTTCAGAGAAAGTAAGAGCGTCTATAGATACTATTTACTTAAATGTATGGGTGAAACATTAGGCACTGTACTTAGTGGGTTACGTGCTGAAATGTATTCTAACCTGATAGGAGAAGAAGTACATCAGATTATAGTTGAAGCTGAAAAGAAGACTATTATCTTCTCGACTCAAAATGATGTACTCGATATAGCTATGGCTAAATGCAAATCCTGGAATCTTAATCCGGTTCTTATCAATGGTTCTAATTCCAGAGATGCCAAGATGATATTGGATAAGTTTAAAAAGGATAAAACTCTTAATCCATTGGTCTGCTCGGTACAGGTTATGGGAGCAGGGCATACCATCATTGAAGCTAACACAGTTATATTCGTTGGTAAACCCTGGAGACAGGCTATGGTATCACAGGCAGAAGACCGAGTATGGCGAATAGGACAGGATGCTTCAGTAGTCAATATTATTTCAGTCATGCTTGATACTGATGGTGTACCTAATCTTTCAACTCATCTCGAAGATATCGTACAATGGAGTAAAGAGCAATTCGATGAAATAGTATCTGGTATTAAAGTAGAAGATAGCGAAAAACACAGAGAAGTATCCAAAGAGATAGATAAGAAATTTAACAGAGCTATTGATAATAACGAAGATGTATTTGATAATATCAAAGGATTTGTAAATAAGATTTGTAGTATACTTGGATAACATCGTTATGTTCTCTCTGATAGAAATATCAGAGAGAACACGCATATATATTATTTTCGTGATAGGAGAAGATATGCAGTATTATATCTTCATTTATTTAATTTCCATAAGGAGTAGTATTATGGATAAAGCACCGTTTGACTTTACTCTTGATCTCTTTGAGATCATTCATGCAACTGATGAGGCTGATGAACTTACTAAGTTCATTGGTCTCGACAACGTTACTGTGTACAGCATGATTCTTCCAGGATCTAAAATGCCTGTATGCTCGGCTAACAATCAGGCAGGAGACAAGGTGTATGTATTTATTGCACCTTGGCTGTATCGTATGTACACTGTTTCCAAAAAGTGGAAGCGTCGTATTGAAGCTGTTTTACTCCATGAGAAGTGCCACATCATTCACAATGATTTTAAGCAGATCGAATGGGATGATAAGGGTGCTGGCGTTGAGAAGCATCGCAGATGGATGCCTGTACTGTCAGAAGCAAGAGCAGACAGATATGTCTGCAAATGCGGTATGGGTAGAGATCTGTTGAGTTTCCTGAGAGTCTTTTATTGGTGCGGAGACTTCCTGTTTAAGACAGACGAGGGAGCACGCATTGAACTCATTAAGAGATATTTGAAAGAAAACAAATAGTCTCTATTGTTATTAGTTGGTAAGCACATCTTGAAATACAGATGTGCTTTTTATTTTTGTGTAATTCAAAGAAAAACACTTATATATTATTCAGGTGAAGCTAGTGTATATCGCCTTCCTAGCGGGCTTTTTTTGGAGGCCATCATGGCTAAGTTCTATCGTTCAAACAACGTTGTTGTCTCCACTCGTTGCGAGGAGGGCGTCAGTTACGACGTCCCTGCGGACGTCGAGTACCGCGTCTTCTCGCTTGGCCGCGGCCGCTGGCTTGTCGAGCGCGAGGACGGACAGCGCAGCGTCCTCAGAACCGCTGCGCTGGAGCGGTTCATCGGCGGGCTTCCCCGTCGCTATGTCGGCGACTACTGGAGCTCCGGTGAGCCCCAGTACTTCATCAGCGAGGTATCTATCGACCGCGCATAACTCGGTAACTCCATGCCCCCGCCCCCTCAGGCGGCTTAGCATATGAGAGGTAAGCCCACGCATAGCAATTTAAATGCGTGGGTTATTTTTTTTTTCATTTTTTCCATAGATATATATCACTATTATAGTAATGAGTAACCTTGGAGGATGTATGATTAAAACCATAGTAGTGAATGTAGCTACTACGTGGATAAGTGTATCTGTCTATAGAAACGGTATCTTACCTGATACGCATTTCTCTATAGCTGATTTTATCCGTAGAGTTTTGTATGAGAGGGAATGGAATCCTAAGCTTAAATATGTAGAAATTGTTTCTAAATATCTGTGGTACGATATCGTTCATGGTGAATTACGTATGCCTAGATATTCATTAGACAGTTTTATTGAATATATGGAAGCTTATGATTTCGAAGTAGAACAGCACATAGTTGAGCCTATAGTTCCGCAGTCAGTAGAGATGCATCTGAGAGATGGTATCAAACCTAGAGAGGAACAGGTAGAAGCAGCTGATTTTCTAATCAACAACAAAATTGGTTTTAGGCCATTAGCATTAAGACCGGGGTTTGGTAAAACATTTCTGTCAATTAACTCTATAGTTAAGATAGGATATAGAGCAATTATTGTTTTGGGTCAGTTGATAGATCAGTGGCTTAATTCTATTTTTCAGTTTACAACTTTAACAAAAGATGATATTTATATAGTCAGAGGATTTGATTCGTTGAAAGATCTCTGGACTATGATAGATAATGGTTATAAGCCAGCTATTATTTTATTCAGTACCAGAACACTGGATTTGTATACTGTTGAAAATGCAGAAGGCTATAACACATTACGTTCGTATGAAGAACTGTGCACTGTATTAGGCATAGGTATTAAAGTAATAGATGAATGTCATCTTAAGTTTGGAACTAATAGTCAGATAGATTTTAGATCTAATATCAAAGTCAACATCTATCTGTCGGCTACATATCAGAGAACTTCTCGTGATGGCAAGCGTATCTTTGATATGTATTTTCCAGCTGAACTGAAATATGGAGAACAGTTAGTTAAAAGATACACTACGGTAGAATTTGCTTTCTATCATCTGAATATCTTTAGAGAGCATCTATCCAGATTCAAAACAGCTAAAGGATACAATCACATGCTTTATGAAAATTATCTGGTAAGGCAAAGAAAGTATCTTAAACTTTTTGTTAACTGTGTAGTAACTCCTATGCTTTATCAATATTTCTTCAATGTCAGGAAGATAGGACAGCATTGCCTTATTCTGTGTCAGACACGTAAATTTGCTCTGGCATTGTCCGATGCATTGATTAAGAAAGTAGATGAGAGCGAAACTGTTTCAGTATTTCTAAGTGGTGATAAAACTTATGGCAATGAGGAGATTTTAAAGAGTAATATCATCGTTTCAACTATAAAAAGTTGTGGAACTGGACGTGATATTAAAGGATTAAAGACATGTATTAACACAGTAAGTATGGCCAGCGTACCTCAAACAATTCAGTGCTTAGGCAGATTGAGAGAGTTACCTGACGAAGATACTTACTATATTGATATGTGTAATGAAGAAGTTCCATCTCAGGTTAACCATGCCCGTATCCGTTTAGACATATTCAAGGATAAGGCTAAGTTGGTTGAATCATTTAAATTAATGTGAGGGTAATATGACAACATATGTACGTATGTTTGAGGATTTAGTTAAGTTTACCGGTACTGGTCCTAATGATCAGATTATTATTAATGTAGGTAACAATGTCGTTGAACAGAGGAGAGATAATAAGTACACCTTTGGTTATGAATTATCGTGGGTTGACTTCTGCTCAATGATGGACAGCATCATCAAGAACGCCAAGAAGGTCGCAGTAGTAATTAGGCCTAGATTAGCAGCAGTTATTACTTTCAACTTTGTTGAGATGACTATCGAGACTCCTGCAGCGTGGGAAATCATTAAAGAAGATTACTTCGATAATGCCTTTGAACAGACTAAAGTTGAGTACAAAAAGTCTTCTCTTATCATCTCATTTAAGAAGATTGAGAATCCTGAGAATGTACCTACTCCGTATTTAGATCCGTATTCAGAGGATACCAATCTCGATGATCTTTACATGAATACCCCTGTTGCTCCTAAGCCTGAGCCTGAGAAGAAAGATACTCCTGCTCAGAAGCTCAATGCTAAGTCTGCTGATAAGATTAAGTCAATTATGCAGCAAACAATGTCAGCAGTTCAGGCATCTAAGGATGTTCCAGTAGAGATTAATCATCAGCCGTATATTGAACCTTCTACTCCTACGGCAGCTGTAACTCCTGAAGAGCAGTCCAGGAAGCAGGATGAAGTTATGGCTGACTTAGCTAAGAAGTTAGAGGAAGCTACCAAAAAGGTATCTGTTGAGATTGATAACGATAGCTGGGATGATGACGAAGAAGAAAATAAGTAAATAGTTTAAGTCTGTCAGCTAAGCCTGAGATCGCAAGGTCTCAGGTTTAGTTTAGATATTTTATTAAGGAGCATAGCCACGCTATGTATGGTATTTCATATCAAAGGTGATAAATGACCCATGATGAGTATCTTGAGAAAGTAGACTATCTGAATAAGTTATGCTACGAGTATCATGTCAATAACAAGTCTCTTATTCCTGATACTGAGTACGATCAGCTGTATAAGAGTGTCAAGGATTATGAAGACTCAACTAAGGATATTGCTGTCAATTCACCTACTCAGAGAGTTGGAGAGGCTGCTTTTGAGCATAAGACTAAGCATGTGTATCCGATGTATAGTCTTGAGAACGCATTCGATGAAAACGATATGCAGAGATTTCTTAAGAGATTTAGGAATCTTAAGGATGCTGATGAGTTTTATGTCGACTGCAAGATGGATGGACTGTCAGTTGAATTAATTTATGAACATGGTGAACTTATCCGTTGCGTTACTCGTGGTAACGGTATGTACGGCGAATCAGTAACTCCCAATGCTTATAAAATCAGTAACTTGCCTGTACGTATTCCATACGCTGAACCAATAGTAGTACGTGGTGAGGTAGTGGTATCTAAGAAAGCATTTTACGATGCAAACATAAGCAGAGCAGCTAACAAGCAGCCCCTGTTTTCTAACTGTAGGAATTACGCAGCTGGTAGTTTAAGGCAGGACGACCCAGAAGTAACAGCTAAAAGAAATCTGCTGTTTTATGCATGGGATGTTAAAGTTAAAGGTTCCAAACTTAAGCACAATGAGTGCATGGAAGTACTTAAGAAATTAGGATTCAATATTCCGAGAGGAGGTGAGGTATGTCATTCACTTGGAGAGATTATGAATGCTATCAATGCTATAGGAATTTCAAGAAATGATCTTCCATATGACATTGACGGTGTTGTAATCAAGCAGAACAACATTGAATTGTATTCTGTAGTTGGTTGGAACACTCATGCACCGTTGTTTAGTATTGCATACAAATTTAGGGCGGCTGGTTCTGATACTGTTATCGATGCAATCAAATGGAATATAGGCAGGACTGGCAGATTAACACCGGTTGCTGTTATTGAGCCTATCAATATTAATGGTGTTAACATAAACAAAGTTACACTTAACAATGCTTCTTATGTTGAGAGTAATCAGATAGGTGTTGGTACTAAAGTATCTGTCATACGGAGTGCAGATGTTATTCCTAAGATCTCAAAGATAATTGAGAGCAACGGATATCATGGACTTCCTGATGTATGTCCTTATTGCGGAGAAAAGGTAACAAAGATATCAACTGATTTAAAATGCACTAATGACGAATGTAAAGGCAGACTTATAGCTCTTCTTACTTTTATTATCGGTAAAGATGTTCTTAATGTTAAAGGTATTGGAGACAAGTTTATAGCCGAAGCTGTCAATAGCGGAACTATAACTAAGTTAACAGATATCTTCAGCATGATGGAGTCTAAGTCTAAATCAGTTTCACAGGAATTACTTGACAAACTTTATTTAGCAGCTAAGAATATAGCGATGATACAGTTATTGACTATGCTTAGCATTCCTGGTTTCAGTAAAGTTATTGCAAGTAAAGTAGTACGTGATGTGCGTCATGTAACTGATATACACAGGCTGTTTCAGTCTGAATCTGAGATGAGACAGTATGGGTTATCCAAATCAGTTATTGACCATATCAAAGAGTGGTACGCAGATGAAAAGCATGTTGCACTATTGAATGCACTTGGCGCAATTGAGCTTAACAACTGCTAATTATTATCAGGCAAGTAATCCGAGAAATTACTTGCTTTTTAACTGAGGTAAAGTTATGATTATAGATACATTTACTCCTGAAGAAGGAGTTGTTCTTTATGAACAGCTTAGAGATTTTAGTAGACCAACTAGTATTGCTATCATTAATAGTAAAACTTATCCTAAGATCACTAAATCTTTAGTAATCGGCTACTATACTGCTATGTTTGACGAAGATAAAGGACCGGTTGAACCTCCTGAGAATTTTTATGCTTTTGTAGATTATTTTCAGCTTCCGTCTCAAGGTCTTCTTAATGTACTTGGTTATTTTACAGTTAAGATTAAAAGACTTGATTTATTTAACTATCGTGCAGATATAGAAAATCTTGCTTTTGATGAAAGTGTGCTCAGCAATCGCAGACACATGTGCTACGAAATAATGGAAGAATGGGCAGATAAACATTTTTCAAAATGTCAGCAAATAGGATATTTAAATCGAATTTCTAAACTAGATGTAGACGGCGATCTCAATAATTTATACAATCAGCAGTGCTTAGGTTCTAAGTATTTTGGTTCTAATGAACCACTCATTTTAAGATATAATGAAGCGGATTGTATCACCAGAGATATAGAAGAGCACATGTATCTTACTTCAGGAGCAGAAAAAAGATACGCATTAACTAATATTTTAACTAATTATAAAACGCATTTCGATAAAGCAAATAACTGTAATATTGCTAATTTTGATAGGTTATTTGAACTTTTAAAACGTACTGATATGTTTAGATCGTATCGTCGACTTGAAAGTTTACATATGTCAAGAAATGATATATCAATTATACTGCAAGATGACATAGTACGCCGTTTTAATCACACATCTGTTACGATGTTTGGAATATTCGTTAATAGAGAATCAAATCCGATATACGAACAGATGTACGAATTTATAGGCGTATGTATATGCACATTTCGTGATAAAGTTCTGACTTTGCATGATTTGGCAGTAGACTGGGAATTAGCCGACGACGCATATATTACTGAATATATATGCAGACAGCTAATTAATATCTTTGCACCAGAGCAGTTTGATCTATATTTAAGAGCCAGTTATTTTTCAGATAAAGCAAAGTTCAATCAGCTCAAATATATACAGAATCATTTTGAATTGATTGGGCAATATAATGTACGGCCTATACGTAAGATCGCTAATGCTTCTGATGCTAAATCAACTAAGGAGGAACCTAATGATAAACCTTCACTACACAGTAGAGAAGGCTGATACCAATAACTATTTGATTTATCTTAGCAATAAAGAAGAATTATCTTTATCAGATACTCTGATACAGTCGTTGGAGTCATTCGCTTTTTATAATGATTCCAACGATTCTCCTGAAGCTCATATCTGTTCTTGGCTTCAGGGGCGTTTTGAGTGCGGATGGGATTACGATGCATATGGTATCCCATCTGTCACTCTTTCTACGGCTAAGACAACCAAAGGTATTGATCAGTTATTTCTCAAACGCCCGATTTTTATATTTTTTTCCCGTGGTAAGTTAGAAGAGGAAAAAGAACTCTGGATAAATACTCTTAAAAATGTACCTAAGTTTGTATTCACTGCTGAGAATACTGAATCAACTATAGGTATATCAACTACTGAACACTTATACGTTTATGGTTATCTGGATTGCCTTAAACATTATCATCCTGTTTCAGTTACTGGTGTTGCAGATAAAACAATTACCGTGATGAAGCAATGGTTTGGAAATGATTATGAACGTATTTATAATAAGTGTAAACAGCAGGTAGATAAATTTGTGTTTATTCATAAATACGATATAAGAATTCCATTCTTTATGATCATTGAATCAGATTGGGTACGAAGATATCAGAAAGCATGTAGGATTCTCAATGACAGAGAGAAACCGTTATTCATAATGCCTATTCCTACTGTTATAGATAATAAGAATTATACTATCTTGCTTCCTATTATGGATCAGCTTACCAGAAGTACTTATAAAGGATTATAAATGTTACTCATATCAAGTAGTTATTTCAAGACTAAATGCACCCGAGCACTGCATATAGTTTATCCAGATGAAAAGAAATCATTAACTGTTAATAATGGTATTAAAAATATTATCTGTCAGTCTCATCAGGTATTAGTTGCTGGTATAGATAATTACAACGATGGCCGATGGAATGAATTTGATTTGATTATGGTGCATGGTAATAACAACACCAAGATCAAAGATTATCTTCATCGTCTGATGCGTTATAAAGCACAGTTACAGCGAACAGCTAATGACAGTAATAAATTTTTGATCTTTGTTGACAACACTGCATCTATAGTATCTGAGAAAGTACTATTGATGCCTCGTGGCGGTAATCTTTTCATCAATGATATTGCTCAGTCTAACAATATAGATATTGAATCAGAAGGATTAGGACTAACTAAAGATCAGTTTGATTATGATTTTAATCCTAAGGATGTAACTGATAAGTATTTTAGATGTCTTACTTATGCAAGTATGAAAAATAAAATATATATGCTATCTCCTGACGGTATATTTTCTGTTAACGGTAAGACGCATTTAATCAGAGGCACTATCTATCTATTACATCAGAACAATATGAAACAATTGTCTGGTGATGATGTTATAGATGCCGAAGTAGTCAAAGGTGATCTTAACATTAAGAAAGGTATACGTCCTATTCGTGCTATTTATAAAGAAACTGAAATGAATAATCTTGACAATATGATGAAGGAGATTAAGCATGATCAACTTAGCGGGAATAATTCATGATGATGGTGCTAATGGTCCTGGATTGAGATGTACTGTATTTGTTCAGGGATGCAAAAGACATTGTAAAGGCTGTCATTCTGAACATACCTGGGCATTCGGTACTGGTGTTGATATATCTTCAGAAGAATTAGCTAATGAGATATTGCAGGATCCTATTGAAACTGGAGTTACTATTAGCGGTGGTGATCCTGTTTATCAATATAACGATCTTCTGGATACTTTAATCTATATTAAGCAGAAAGTAACTGAAGCAAATCGTGAATATGATTATATGCTATTCACAGGTGCTGATCTAAATGAGTTGATACATAAGTGTCATACTCAGGAAAGATTTAAGCTGTTTTTATCTATGTTTAACTACATTAAAGTTGGAAGATTTGAACAGGATAAAACTCCCAGTACTGTTAAATGGGCTGGCAGCAGTAATCAGAAAATCTATACTCCGGTAGTAACTGATAACGATATTGAATTCGTTGATGTAACTAATAAGATTTAATTAAGGCTACACTCTCTATTCATAGAGAGTGTAGCTCTTATTTTTTAAAACATATATCACAATAGTGATAGTAGAAAGTAATCTATCAATCCAAAGTTGGTGCCACAAAAATCGGCAATCAACTGGAGGGGTAGTAATGCTGACTACTATAGTCATCATCACATCTATGTGATGACATTCCATTACCGAAAGGTGTGCTCTTTGCTAAGCACCCGGCCGAGTAGGTAATAGCACCGGAGACATGTGGGTCGTTGACGCATGTCTCCATTTAACTTTAAGCCCGAGCAATCGGGCTTTTTCTTTTTGTTTTGCTAGGTTTTTATCTAGTTTAGTATATACTGTGCGGATATTTATTTTTTTGGCAAAATTCATTAATTTGAATATAATCATATGCCTATTATTACTGAGGGATGATATATGCAAGTTGTTAAACGAGATGGTACAATTGTAGATTACAATCTTATCAAAATCCAGAATGCTATTTTTAAAGCATTCGAAGCTTGTGATATGGATTCAGCAGCACCTTCTAAGATTTGTGCTGAGTATGTTAACACCAAACTTATTCATGAGAATAAGGAATATGTTCCTGTTGAGCATATTCAGGATGTAGTAGAAGATGCACTTATTGCTAATGGTTACATAGCAGTAGCTAAGGAGTACATCAAGTACAGAGAAGCGAGAACCAAGGCAAGAACAAGTAAGCTTAAACTTAATAATGTTATTGATGATCTGGTTAACATTGATGCAGCTAACTCTGATGAAAAACGTGAGAATGCTAACATTAACGCAGATACGATGTGCGGCAGCTTATTCAAAGTAGGTGGAGCTGTGATGAAAGATTATTTCTTCAATCACATTTCACCCAAGTATGCTAAAATGCATTTTGATGGCAAGATACATATTCACGATAGCGATCTTGCGATGTTTGCTGTTAACTGCTTAATGATACCTGCTGGAAGATTACTGAGAACTGGATTCAGTACAGGTCATGGATATCTCAGAACTCCTAAATCTATAGGAAGTGCATCTACTCTTATAGCTATTATCATCCAATCCTCGCAGAATGATTTCTTTAGACAGCACTGAAGCCTTATACAGAAATGTATATTGAAAACCACGTTAACTTTATCCAAAAGGTGTGGAACAAGTCGAAAGATTTGAACTAGTAAATGAGTTCTTAATTGTTCTGCTAACAGGGGACACCATATTCAGTTTTAAATAGCTTGGGAATATGGCAATCCTGTGCCACGTTATTTTAGATGAATATCAATCATAAAGTACATCAAACATCTAAGTAACAGGTTAATCGACTATCGAAAGGGTAATTTCAAAGGTGAGATTATGCTAGATGATCTCTCAATTTGTTATGAGTAACCGAGTAGAGTAGAATCAGAAATTGGAACTGATTCCAAAAATGTGGCTACTTAACACTGAAAGGTGAAGTAGATGATATAGTCAGAATACCGATATTCGGGTGGTCAAGCTATTCCGACCCTTGATTATGATCTTGCTCCTTTTGTAGCCAAATCATATATCAGAAATATAGCAAGATATCTTGAGATTAAATATGAAGACGTATTTGAACCAATCGATGGTATGACAATGGCAATGTTTTCAAAGTTTGATCTAACAGCATATCTTAAAGAAAAATTAATTGAACCGATCGATGCTTATATCGATATTCATGAGCACATCATGGATGATGAAGGGAAAACAAAAATTGAAGATGTGTTGCTGAATACATTGCCGTTTACAAATGATCCAAGATATCTGAATCATGAGAATATGTTTGATTATGCATACCGTAAGACTGAACGAGAAACCTATCAGGCTATGGAAGCATTGATACACAATCTTTGTACATTAGCATCCAGATCAGGTGGTCAGGTTCCTTTTAGTTCATGTAATTTTGGTACCGATATTTCTGAAGAAGGCAGGATGGTATCAAAAAATTTCATGAATGCTATTGATGCTGGATTAGGTGCTGGTGAAACAGCTATTTTCCCTATAGCTATTTTCAAGATACTCAAAGGCGTTACTACTAAAGGCTGTAAGAACTATGATTTGTATCAGCAGTCTATCAGAGTATCAGCTAAGAGAGGCTTCCCTAATTGGGTTAATGTCTCTGCACCTATGAATATCCAGTATTATAAGAAAGGACATCCTGAGACAGAAGTAGCGACGATGGGATGTGCTGAAGGACACGAATCAGTTACTATAAGAACTAAAGCTGGATGGTTTACATATCCGTTTAGCACCCTGTGGCAACTGTGCTCAATGCAGCATTCGATCAGTCATATAACTGAAAATTGCGAAGTGATTTACTTTTCTGGAGATGAGTTACAAGTTTATGATTCGCATAGTGGCGGATTTGTTAACGTTAAAACGCTTATTCATAACAAAGTATCATTTAATTTCTGGAAAATAACTTTTTCTGATAATCGTTCTATAATTGTAACAGGTGATCATCCGTTGCCGATTGAAGGGAGAGGTCGTACTACTGTAGATAATCTTAAAGTTGGTGATTGCATCAAAGCTATTTCGCATTATAAACTTGTTGATTCATCAAAAATATCAGTCTTGGGTACGCCTTTTCGCGACGAAATTACTCATGATGAAATTAAAATAATTTCGGTTAAAAGAATTGAGAAACTTGATATAGCTGAGCCAAGTTATGATGTTGAAACCGAGAGTGATCGTTTTGATCTTTCAGGTGTCTTTAGTCACAACTGTCGTACCCGGGTGATTGACAACACTTATGATCCTAAACATCGTCAGGTAACAGGAAGAGGTAATTTGTTCTTTACCACTATTAATCTTCCTTATCTGGCATTAGAGGTTAAAGAGAATAATCCTGATGCTACTACTGAAGAGTTATATGATGCATTTAATAAAGCTCTTGATACCCGTGTAGATGACTGTATCGCTTTCAGTAAGGAAAGATTCAAATTAGCCTGCAGACGTAAAGCTAAGAATTTCCCGTTTGCTATGGGACAGCATCTGTACATTGGCAGTGAGAATCTTACTCCTGATGATTCAATTGAACAGGCTATCAAAGAAGGATCTCAGAGTGTTGGATTCTGTGGATTAGCTGAATGTTTGGTTGCACTGTTTGGTAAGCATCATGGCGAATCTAAAGAGTCTCAGGAGAAAGGATTAGCAATAGTTAAACGTATGCATGATCGTATAGCTGATTATGCCAAGAAGGAAAAAGTAAACTATAGTTTGTTTGCTACTCCTGCTGAAGGATGCGCTGGCAGATTATTAAGAGCATGCAGAAAACGTTTTGGTATTATCAAAGGAGTTACTGACAGAGAGTATATTACGAACAGCTGTCATGTACCTGTATACTACAAGATCAGTGCTTATGATAAGATTAAGATAGAAGCACCTTATCATCCTCTGTGCAGTGCAGGTGTTATCAGTTATATTGAACTTGATTATGACGCAACTAAAAATACCGAAGCTATGGAGAAATTAGTCGATGCTATGGCTGATAGCGGAATGACTTATTTCAGTATCAACCATCCTATCGATCATGATCCTGTATGCGGCTATGTTGGTCATATTCCTCTTGGTGGTGTATGTCCCAGATGTGGCAGACATGAAGGCGAAGGTGTACCTGCTGGAAAGTTATTAGAGTTACATACATACAGACCTACTCCTGAGTATGCAGTAGATAAAGATATGCTTGAAGATAACGATACAACAACTAACGATATTTAAGTTAAATTAAGCAGTAAAAAGCCCAGACAGTGATAGCTGCTGTCTGGGTCTTTTCACAAAAATCAAAAAATGTACGAATATACATTATCATTGTAGATTGATGCTGGTCTACAGTAGTGTTAGATCAGTATAATTTTAACTAACGAATGAGGTAAATATGATAAATAAAATTTCTAAAGTTTTAATTTGGGCTATTTGTTTTAATTTGTTCGTTATTTTCTGTGTGGCAATTATCAACGTAACGATGCCGCGCTTTACCATCGGTGTTAATGCTGACACTGATGAAGAGGAATGGGTTTATGATTGGAAAGAGGACATTTATCTTCCTATCGAAGAGTTCAATAAGGATCGGTATCATTATGACTATCAGATAGTAGATCCTTCTTGCCGTCCAGTGATTGAACCTTCTCGCAGTATTTCTAAATATTGCAGAAGGTATGAATTAGCCAGCTATTAGGAGATAGTTATGGAGTTTTATACTTTAAAAGAGGTAGCCAAGATGTTACGTGTCAGTATGACTACCATTTACAGGTACGTAGAATCTGGTAAGTTGAGTGCAGTTAAGATCGGCAACAGCTACAGAGTTACAGATGAAGATCTGCGTAAGTTTATTAGCAATTGCAAAGTTGTTACTGATGCTAAAAGAGCAACTAAGTAATTGAAAAAAAAAATAGCAATATATTATTAAAGTGACGTAGCCGATACTAGATAGGTACGTCACTTCTTTTATTTTTGCTTTCTAGTGGCAAAAGGAGGCATTATGCACGTAAGAGTAACTGTAAAAGTAACGGAGAAATGGAGAGAGCCTATGGACATTCTTGGGAAGATTGTCTATGTAGGCCGTGAATCCACCTGCGATAAAAGGGTGGAATGGGATCAGCCCGAGGCTGATTTATTCTCCATTGCGGAGATGTTGATTGACTTTGTCAGGAACAATCCTGACAATATCGTCAAGGTGTTTGGCGAGGAAAAGCGTCATGGGTTTATGGCGACCATCAGCAATGGTAAGAACTGCGCTGATTTTTTCATCTCTGCGACAGAGATGAAAAAGACTTATCTCATCGATGGTCGAAATTACATCTGGGACAGTGGGTGTGGTATCCATGAAGGGTATCATGAACATTGTGATGAGATCTTTGAGAAGTGGATCTCTGATGATACCGTATGGGCTCTTAACACTAACGGACGTGATGCATATTATCACGTCATTAAGGTAACGAAAGGAGAGCCTAAGATTAAAAAGGCTCCCGATGCCTACGGTATTGCAGATAACGAAGGGTTTGAATACTACTACGATATGTAAGGAGGGTATTGTAGTAGTAAAAGTTAGCTGCATCGAAAGGTGCGGCTATTTTTTTTTCCTATATATTCGATTTTTTATTTTTTGTCAAAAAATTGAATTAAGTAAATAATGCTATACTACATTAAGTGTTGATGTAGATTACATGTTACTAAACGGAGTACTACCTATGACAAGAAATACATTAATCGGTGTTGGTGTTAAGTTTAATCGCGTTGCAAGGATTACTGGTTATCTGGCTAAGGTTGAAAGATTTAATAGTGCTAAGATGGCTGAGGTTCGTGACAGAGTTAAGCACGTGTCTGCTAAGTAACAATTATTTTAGTTCTGAATCTAAGCTCTCTGATACTCGTTATTGAGTATCAGAGAGTATAAGCATTTTAGTCATAAAATAGTAATTTACCCCATTCACTAAGAGGAAAAATAAATGAGGCATTCGTTAGATGATGTGTTTTATGGGATAGAAGCGCTTAAAACCAGGTATGACCCTGTAGAAGAGGAGTGCTTCGACGATCCTTCTACTCCTAAAGAGCCAGTTGATTATGAAGCTCTTGATAAAGGTATGGAAGCATTGGAATTCGAAGCAGAAGCTATTCAGACTAAAGCTGACTTAGCTTCTACCTGTTTAGATGAGATGATTGCTTATCAAAGTTACATTAAAAACTATGGAGCAGACAGAGCTGTATTAAGTTTACTCAATAGAAACAATAGATTTGCTAATTATCTTAATGTAACTTTACCTTCCTGTGAATCTATGTCTAATATAGGCAGTCCGTATTCTGAGCTATCCTTAGTATGTATGGAAGGCATAGGTAAGACTATTGGTAAATTCTTTAAAGTATTGTGGAAAACAATTAAAGCAGTATTTAAATGGATAACTACTCCTTTTAGAGCATTATGGAAAAAAATAAAAGAAGCTTGGAAAGAAGTAGACATAGATAATTCGCACTTAAGCACTAAGAGTGAAATAAAAAAGGTTATCAAAGCACTTGTTGAATCCACTGGTGATGTCATTAAAAAATACAATAAGAAAAAGAAATTTGATGCCGATGCTTTCAGAGATCATGTTAAGTCTGATTTAAAAGATATTTTAAATGAGACAATGTATTATGTGGAAAATGATGCTAAAAATGGTGAGTTAGCTAAGGCAGCGGATAACGCATCTAACGCGGCACTAGCAATGCTAAAACAGGTAGAACCAGCACTTAACAAGTTAGCAGCAACGTCCAAGATACAAGAAATTCAAAATCAATCTGACACCATATCAGGTACTAATGGTGGCAGCGACTATAAAAACTTGCTGGGTGATGATAAAAATTCAACTCCGTGGAGTAAAGAAAAGACGAAAATAATTGTATCAACGCCTAATGAATCTACTTATGTTCTACTTAATATTAAAAAAGGTAGAGCCGATATTGAAAAGACAACAAAGGACATCGATGAGCTGATTAAAGAAACCAATGAACAACTCAAAAAACTTGATACTCTTATAAATACAAGCAGTGCGACACCTCAGACTCAGTCTCAGCAACAAGGCGGTTCACCTACAGGTCCTAGTTCACCTCAAGAAGCTTTTAATGGTGTTAAAGAAATGATTCTGAAAATTAAAGATGCCTCTGCCTTTGTATCACAATGCTATGGCAATACTGCTAAAAACGGTTTAATCTGCAAAAAATATAATACAACAATAGAGCATATGCTAACAGAGGTATTGAATGATTACGATATAAAAGACCCTGATAAAGTAAATGCATTAAACGATTTAAAGGAAGCATATCATAAGAAAATTAGTTTCTATAATAATAGTAATGCACCTACTGGCGATTAATTTCAAAACAGTCTATATGAGAGCTGAAATGCTCTCATATAGACCTTATTATTATCTTTCGCCGTACATCTGTTTAGGTATAATCGCGGATACAACTCTCACAGGTGCAAAGGTTGCTACTTCATTGCTCCAATATGACGAACTGAATAATTCATTTCTTAATCTATGCATCGTGAATTGTACATTACGTTTGATTCGTGAGAATGCCGAAATACGCTCAAACAATCCTAAGCCAGACAAAGTTGCTATGTATTGCTTAAATGAGTTATCCTGTACAAACAATCCTTCAAAATAACTATTATTCAAAGTCAGATACATTATCGGACTCATATCTTTAATAGTTAAAGAAACATCTACACAAGTCGGTAAGTTATTATAAGTCCAACCAAATTCAGAACTGCCGCGTTTAATCGATAAACTTTCAATAATACCCATAGGCACAGAGAACATACCTTTACAATAGCATCTGCATAAGAATGGCTGCATGTATGAATCAGGACCACCAGCTCTTGGTAATGAACCGGCTAATAATAATGCTAATGGTACTATAATAGACTGATATATACTGATATAATCACCATAAGGAGATCTTAATTGAAAAGTGATACTGTGCGAGCCACCACCAAATGAAGAGCCTGAATACATTTCAGGTATATCGATATATGCACCAGTTATTACAGCTGAGCACAGATCAAGAACTCCATCTGAAACATCTTGTAATCCTTGGATGACGCCTTGAATTGCTCCAACAACACCATTCATAACATCATCAAACCAACCCAATCCAAAATTAGCATCATTATTGCCACCCATTGCGACATCATTCTTTTTAGCTGCAGCTTCTCTTACTTTAGAGTTATATGATTCTGCAAAGCTGGAAGGCGAAGTTGAGTTACTGAATGATTCAGATGCATCAGTATCTTTGTTGATTTTAAATCCAATAAACTGAGTAGCACCTAAGGCACTTGCTTTAAACGCATCTAACCATGTTCCATTGCCGCCATCATTAGCGAACGGGTTGGTACGAGGTCTACCGCCAGGATCATTTGCTGATTGATCTGAATTAGTATGATATTCTACTGATGATGCATAACTTATATTGCTACTGTCTGCGGCATTTACATACTTTGATAATTTTTGTTTCCAATCTACTTTATTAGTGGCTTTGACAGGATTACCATCATCGTCTACTTTAAAGTATTCATCCATATATGATTCATATAGTTCTGAGAATGAAGCATACGAAGAAGCCGAATCATCTTCAAATGGCTGACCATACGCTACCATAGCTCTTCTTCTGATAATATCCCAAATAGATGCGCCAGTTGCTCTTAATGCATCAGGTACAAATTCAGCATCAGCTACCCAGGAATTTTTTCCACCTGATAATCCTCCTATCCAGTTCTCCCATTCACTTCGATCTTTTTGATCTTTGTTACTATCCCAACGTGAATATTTACCGCTTCCATATTTAGAAGGATTACCATTACTGTACAACCCTACACTAACTAACCATTCAGCAAGTATACTGTCTACATATTGATAATACAACGGCATACATGCACGTAATTCATAAAATCGGTTTACTGGATAAGTAGATCTTAAATTTTTGGATAAATAACCAAAGAGTTTTATAGGAAATATTAAAATTTTTATTGAAAGCGATACTACTGATTTAAATACCTTGCCAATACTAATACTGGTTTGACCAGCGTTGTTTAACTCAATAAGATCCTGATTGAATGAATTCTTATAGAAATCAGCTAATGGCGTATAATAAGGAACACCAAAAGTAAACCAGCATATCTGAGCATTGTGCTCTGTAGTAGTAGCATACACTCTGCCTAACCCGTTATACGGACCATAATCCGGGGTATCAGGATGAGATTCAGTGGCTAATACCGGGTAACAGATATCATCATCCTGACAAAATTGCCAGGTACAATTTATCGCATCATTACCACCAACTCTGGTATCTCTGAAATAAGGATGTGAAACTACTTCTCGTTCTGCTGAGTTATTATTTATACCAAGGCCATTCATGACATCTTCGCCCATAGAGTAATAGCCTTTAATACGATCAGCTGTAGTTATGCCATATTGATCAATAGACCTATATGTAAGTGTACTGCGTAAATCAGCAAATAAACCGCCCCAAGTTACCTGGTATGGTACTCTCTGCCAGGTATTGGCATTATCATTTAAAGTAGGTCTTACCATACTTAAATCCTCCTTAATTTATACTACAACATGCTTCGCTCTAGTAGCATCCAATGATAACCCAATGCAGTTAATTGGAGAATGACTGTGAACACATACATAACTATTATTCGTTTGCTGTTATGGACTGCATTACAATCTGATCCCAAAATAGTAGTTGATAAACGTTTTTGGATATATCCTGAACGTACTGTAGTCCGCAGTGATTTTTTACCTTTCATTAAAGCCTGTCAAACACTGGGTGAAGAACTATACGATCTCGTTCACAACAATCCTTTCTTTATAAATGTTAAACAAAAATTATGCTTAACCAGTAGTACTATGCATCAGGCATTATTTCAATCATTATTATACACCAAAGTATCTGAAATAAACGACAGATTAAGTGATACTTATGATGCTGTTTCTTACTTAAGCGATATTCTCACAGCTACTGACTGTATCGATTCTCAAATAACTCATCAGCAATGGATAAAGAAAATAACAGATTATTTCAATATGATTAAAGATTCTGATGTCTTGGATATAAATTCTGATGATGTAATCAAATACATTCAAAGTAATTAATTATAATCCTGAATATATTATATGCTAGAAGAAATAACACAATTTAAAGATAGTTACAGCAGCTCTCCTCCTATGTTGCATCACAATCTCCTGAATTTATATAATCATGAGTTTTTAACATTTATCAGCAATTTTTTATTGTTTTTTAGTTGCTGGTAAGGTAGTTGAATCATTAAACATTCCTCTCATAGATTATATGTTCAGACACATGTGTTTACCCGCTTTAATGTGTCTGAATAAAGGAGACTATCTTGTTTTATGTATCACGTGTGATTTTCTTTTAGCACAATTTAATAAGCGTATGATCTATATTTTAAAGATAGTTACAGCAGCTACCAGCAACTCCAAAGGTATTCAAGCTCCCAAGTCTGTAATCGCAAGCGAAAAAATCCTTTATGTTTCAGGTGTTTTGTTGACATAAAACACTCAGGAGAATATGTTTGCAGATTGCACATTTAACTCAAACTTCTTCTGACATCAGGTTCTGTATTGAGTTAAATACAGGAGACTATCTTGTTTATATATTGTACGCTTTTTAAATTGTAAACATAAAGGCACATATCAGCAGCAGTTCACCTCCTTGGGCAACAACCTTGATTGCAGGATTCTTTGGTTCGCTGGAAAATCATAGCCAATTGATGAATGCGCATAAGGCCCGGTGTTTTATTAGTTCCACCACTGTATCAATAGATTCCACCTATGATACAGAAAATCAAAATTAATAATGTGCCTTGTTTTACAATCGCTTCTCTGTGTATTTGCACAGAGAAGTTTCTTTTACTTATTTCACAGGTGGTTTTATTATGAATGAGATTTCAATTAACAACGAGAATAAAGACGTTATTAGCACTGTCAACACTAATGTTTCGAAACGTCATCCGTGCTTCATTAAACTGTTTGAAGAGTTTAACACACTTTCTAAAACTCCCAATCATTTTACCGTAGGACAAATTTATCCATTAATCACTGAGTGCCTCAATATCGATATAACAGATACTGTCGTTTTATTATTTCATCTTCGTGATAGAGGTGAGAATTTAGGTTGTAGGGAAGCATTCATTACGTTATTTTCATATGTACTTAATCGGCTTGCCTATCTTCATTTTCGGGATACAGGAATAAACAGTGCGTATGATAACGAAGGCAATGCCTGGGAGATTTTATTCAAAGCTATACCTAACTATGGAAGATGGGATGATTTAATCAATATTGGCTATTATCTTCACGATAATATACAGTTAGATATACTGATTTGGGTATTGTTAAAGCAGCTTGATTCTGATATGTTTTATGTTGATACAAATACTGAGATATCCATGCTCGGTAAATGGTTACCCAGTATCAATGCCAGCAGTAAGGAAACCAGAGCAAAAGCAAAATGGCTTATTGCGATATTTAATCACAGAATCAGAATCTCTGATCATAATGCATTTCCTAATCTTCCCAAAGCATTTACCTGTGAATCCTATCGCAAAATGTGTGTAGCTTTAAGAAATCGCATCAACATAGCTGAGCATCATCTTACTACTAAAAAATACAAAAACATTAACTATAAAAAAATGCCAGCACTTGCTTATAAAAAATATCAGAAAGCTCTGTATAAGCATGATAAACAGCGTATCACCAACTATAGACGAGTCTCGATACGATATCCTGACAGAGTGTGCAATGCAATTGATGCAGTTAAGCGTTCTACTATTCTCAGGTTTGATGCAGTTAATAACAAGATTAAAAGAAAGCTTGATAATATATGGAATCATTATGCCGGATGTTATAGTACTAACAGATTAGTATGTGCTGATTGTTCCAAAGATATTATCGTTAATAAGCTTAACTATCGAACTATAGATATAGCAAGAACTATTATTCTTCGTTCATCTGAAAATAATGCAAGTTCTTATTATAATGGTAAGATACTTATTAAGGCCAGAAAAGGAATTGAATTCAGAAGTATTGATGATTGCAAAACGATTAAAGCAAAACTAAATGCCGTTTCAACATCAAAACCGTTTGATATCAAAGAAGTTTATACCGCACTTGAAATAATTGCTAGTAATGCGTATTCTCATAATGTCAAACCCGAAGATATTCCTACGGAGTTTGTAATCATCACAGATTACAATCCTAAGCAAGTTCTTAATGATGAATCTTTTTCTTCACAAAAAAGAAATTATGTCAATGTAGAGAAAGCGTTTACTAAATATGGGTACACTATACCTAAGATTATCATCTGGGATTTATGTTCTGACGAAATAGAGCCTGATTATTATACTGACCTTGGTATCACTGTAATAAAAGGGGTTGATATGCATACAATCATTGCAGCTACCATAGAAAAAGAAATTCCAGATTATTTTAAATTAGATACAATATTATCCAGTCCAAGGTATAACTTCGTTCAAAAAGCATTTGAAAATGCAACTTACGTTGATCACATTTAATCAGTTTTAATCTGATGAGGATCTGCCTTGACACGTCGCAGTGTCAAGGTAGATTTTTTTTACTTAGCGACAAAATGATGTAGTACTTATATGATTGGATATTTATTATGATTGTTAAAGAAGCATGGCGACCGAAGCCATTACTTAAAAGTAGATCTAAAAATTCGGTAAGAACTCTGATGACAAGATACGAAGATCTCTCTGAAGATGTATTGTCATTAGACACATTGATAATGAGACGAGCTAATCTCGATATCATCACTACAACAGATTATAAAAATCTGTTATTGACTAATCCTTCTAATAAATATAAAAAAGAATTAGATAAGGCAGTAGCAGCTATTGAACCATTTATCAAAGATGAACGACCTATATTAGTATGGGGAGATTATGATGTCGATGGTATGACCGCAACTGCATCATTGGTGCTTACTTTACAGGAACTGGATAAAAATGTAAGATGGTTTATTCCCAATAGAGAACTAGGCTATGGGTTGAATGTAGCCAAAGCTCTCGAAATGCTTCCTGAGAAAAGTTTAATCATAACAGTTGATACTGGTATAGCTGAAATAGAAGAAATCAAGCAGCTTAAAGAGTTAGGTTATACTATCGTAGTGACTGATCATCATCTTCCTCAGAAAGACAAACCTAATGCTGACGTACTCCTTGATCCTAAATTATATTTAAATGAAAAAGACGCTGAGTACATGGTATCTGGTTGTTTTGTTGGGGCACAGGTTGGTCTTGAAATCATCAGAAAGTATAAATCAGATAAGTTTGAATACTATAAAAAGATACTAAGCAGCTTCATTGCACTTTCTATTGAAAGCGATATGATAGATATCAACAAAGAGATACGTGTTCAACTGGATTATGGTTTATTGTGCTTAAATAACACTCAGCATAATGGATTATTAGCACTAATGGTTATGTGCGGTATGAGAGTTGAGCATGAAATCTCATCGCAATTCATCTCGTTCATGGTTAATCCTAAATTAAATGCTGCTGGAAGAATGAACAATGTACAGAAAGGTATGGACGTACTCCTCTGTGTTGATGATGATTCTCCTGGTAAAGCCAAGTCTCGTATTTATGCAAATGAATTAAGATCGCTTAACAGTAATCGTAAAATAATCGAAGCTCAGATATATGATCAGATCACTGATGAGATAAGGGAGAACGTACCCCCTGCTATAGTTGTATACTCACCAGAATTTCATGCAGGAGTAGTGGGAATAGTGGCTTCCAGACTAGTAGAACGATATCATGTACCAACACTGATACTTACTGGTGATGATATTATTCACGGTTCCGGAAGAGCACCTGATGGTATAGATTTATTTGGAGCATTAGATAGATGTAAAGATTCATTAATACAATTTGGTGGGCATCGGGTAGCTGCTGGATTAGCATTAAAGCATGAAAATCTTGATGCATTTACCAAAAAGTTTATTGAGGCAGTAAGGCAGCCTAATGATACTATCACATTTGATAGATACATTGATGCTGAGATAACTATTCCAAATTTGTATGATGTACGTTTTCAATTATTCTTATGGAACTTTGGTCCATATGGTAATAAAAACGAACCTGTCAACCTTTTATTAAGTAATGTGACAGTAGCTGCGATAAAATCCAGAGGTGAAACTTCAGAAATCTTTCTTAAAGATCGAATAGGTTTTACTGTTATGGTATCTAAATTCAGAGCTGTCGATTATGAGCAATTTATGTATAAACAGGTTGATGTTTTATTAAACGCTATGCCTGTGTACTTTACAGGCGGTTTAGTTACTGAATGGAAAGTAATAGCCATCAGGTTAGCTAATGGAGTATAAATGGAACTTAAAACAAGAGCAGGTCAGACACCTGTAGAATTAGCTGATGAATTCATCAGCAAGATGAAGGCAGTTAACAGTGGCTCAAAAGATATGAACACACTGTTCGATTATTTCATCAGTTTAGAGCATAAGAAGTTACCTCCTCAGGAAATCATTAACATGATCAGTCATGTTAGTCATACTGACTACAATGCTACTTCCTGTGATTACATTATGCATATGCAGCCTAACATCTCGTTAGTATGTTTAGCCTGGTTATCATCGCAGTGCAGTTCTATTCCTGATGCTATCACTACATTAGTAGGACTGTATCATACTTATTTTCTTAAGGATCATGATAACTCTGAGCAAATGACTTTGAAGTGGATAGGAGATACAGTAGGTAAGGGTAAGTTAGTTAATTTTAGAATGATTTGGGAGTGGTTCAGTGCATCTAAATGCAGTGATGGACTGAGCTGCTTTAGTAAGTTGAAGAGATAAGAGAGACAAAGGCGACCCTCCTCCCCGGTTCTCGCCATTGGGGGAGGAGGGTCATAAAACAACACATTTATCAAACCAAAGATAACAACTGTTTTACGTCGTAATCATCATGGCGCCTTAGCTCTATATTACAGATGATGTCCCTGATCAACACACGTGTAGGAGGTCACGCTGCTGACGTCATCACCTGCTTCGGGTGTAATACAGAGCATTATCACCACTTTATCTTCTTATTGGGAAACGATTGATTAACGATAGTTAAAAATCGTAAAATAAGAAGCTAGCAATGATCAGTAAATATGTTGCATATTATATCCATCATGTAATGCTTAAGCTAAATTAGCTAAGCTTACTTAATCCGGATTAATTCAACTTAAAGGTCTAACAAATAATAAGATGAAAATTTTTACTCTCAATCCATATGATCAGAACGGTGAGGTATTCATCGCTGAGGGTGCTCCGTTATCTTCTTTCAAGGTAACTGGTAAGGACAATGAGGAGAAGACTCTTTATGGTCTCGACATCGGTTACTTCAGGAAGGAGTACGATAAGAAGCCTGAAGAGCGTGTTCGTAAGTACTTCCTTATTCACAATCGTATTGGTTTAACTGACAGTGTAACTTATCTCAACCCCTGCTACAAAGGTGAAGTCAAGAGATTCAAACAGGGATGGGCAACTGAAGAACTTGGTAACAACGATAAGTGCTTTATTTATCTGAGCAATATGGATCCTCGTACCCGTACTCGTTTCCGTAATGCTAAACAGTATTCTTTAGGCAATACTCTTATTTCTGGATGTCTCAAGAGTGATAAGATCATTACTCTTAAGAACGGTAAGACAGTTCAGGATGAGTGTCAGCCTTCTGTACTTATTGCTGATAAAGACAGAGAGTATGAGATTGCATACTTCAATATGAATACTAAAACCAATATGCTGTTAGACGTTAAGTTTGATGGAGAGAATCTGGTAGTAGTGTCTAACTCCGAGCGTCCTAAGTTCGAGAAGAGGCAGAAACCTGCTATTCTTGGAATTGATTTTGGTAAGCTCGAGCCTTCTTTCAACAACTCTCTTGTCAATGCATTTATTGATTGTCATGACGATGGTGCTAAGAAGGGTAAGAAGCATAAAGAGCGTTTTGACAAAAACGACTCAGAGAAATGGAACTAAATAAATTTTAGTTTTAATATAGGATATACATCCTCTGAGACAGAGGATGTATATCTTTTATGTGTTAGTTAATTTAAGGAGACTAAAATGTATTTATTCAAAAGTATTTCCATTGATAACCCAGCATGTGTTCGCTATGCGAGTTTTACTAACAGCGGACTTCCAGATGAAACCAAATGGCTTAACGGCTTATCTGTAATAGATATGACCGGTGAAGTAGTTCTTAACGATACTTCTACTGAAACAGAATTAAAGTATAAAGGAAAAATTTATCCTACTTTCGATTTAGAATTTTATAAAAACGGCAAAATGAATCTGCGTTGTCTTGATAAGACAGATTCTGAAAAAAAATCTATTAAAGTCTTTGTACCTGAAAAATCCAGATTAACTGTTCTCAGAGTATTTGGTTGTAATTTTGACGCTGATGGTTTGTATCATCTGCTAAAAGCTGATAGCGAACCTGTTTCAGGATACACTTTAAAACAAATTAAAATAGTTAACGATCCATACTTAGCAAATCTTGAACAAGGAGCTAATACATTTTTCACACTAATGTATGAAGTACAGTCAAATTCTCTTGGACGATCTGATATAGATTACGGATTATATTCTTACTATTATCCTAGGTCTGAGAAACTAGAGCTTGGTATACGTAGTTTTGAAATATATCTTAATACTTATGATGAAAAATTCAGACAATATGTTAAAAAATTATTTAGAACATTTGGTCTATGGATCCCAAGAATCGGTGCTTATGAAATTAAAGATTTCGCATGTATAGGAAGTGATAAAGAATGTGACTGGATCTTAAATGAACCGTTTGAGCATAAATGGGTTCTATTCCCATTAAGTGGTGGCGGCGTAGACATTTGCGCCAATATACCTGAAAACGAAGATCTTTGCTATGGCAGAAGAAACTGTCAGTATACAGATCCTACTGCCAGTGATGAAAGTTACAACGAAATAATCTATGACGATAGATCCGACGATTATTGCGATTGAATAAATTAACTATTATTTTAATAGTATGCACTTCATTGAGCAGTGAAGTGCATATTTTGTTTACTTTTGAGCTAATAAAATATTAGGTAATATATTCTTAGTAAATGCATAAGCTATAGTTATAGCATCAGCTTCATGTTCTACCATTTCATCTAAAGGACGACACTTAGTATCTTTAAGTTTAATATCAGGAAGATTACGAATGCTGGTCTGTATTGCTACCTTATCAGCTGTGCCCTGTGATACTGCTGCCTTAGCTAACTTAGGAGGTATCTTATATAACTTCTTATTGAAATCCTGAAACAGTACTCTCTGAATGGAATTGATACAGAACTTCAATGATACATACGCATTAGGAGTACGAGGTGAATAGAATGCGTCTTCGCTTGCTACATAATCAGGATTGTACTTAGTTAAGATAGCTTTCATTTCTCTTTCTAATAAGAGTAAAGAGAACACCGTTCCGTAATCTTTAAATACACGCTTGTTTTCTTTCTTAGCTAACTCAGCTGCATGAATGGTAAAATAATCCGCAACTGTCATGACTCCGGTTTTAGGATCGTATTTGTTATAAGCAATACCGCAATTGTGAATACCAGGATCTATTCCTAAAACAGTTATATAACTCATAAATAAAACCCTCACTTGACATCTAAATCTACATTATGTCAATATAGTTATGCAGACCTAAATCTGCATAACTATTTATTGTTATCCTACTTTGGTAAAAGTTTTTTCTAACCAGGTAACCAAATTTAAAGGACCAGTAGTGTCAGGCTGTGATGCTGCTAGAATAGTTCCTATTAAGGTAACCATTGAAGTATCATTAGGATTAGATGAAATAAAACCGTAATCACAAACAATATTCAATTTGCAGGTTCTATATTCATGTAAATAAGGTTTAAATGTTTTTACTGGTATGTGTACGAAGGACCAACCATTTTTTAATTCCCAATTTGAAGAAAATCCGTGTGCATTGGGATCTAAAGAATACGAATGAAAATCGTTATTAGTCAGTACCGATACTAATCTAAACTCAGCACTTTCTTTATGACTACCACAGCCTGACAGTAATAATTTGATTCTATCCCATAAGGATAACTTATACTTTCTATATCCAATCCAAGACATTTTATCTCTTAACTCCAAATATTCAAAAGCCATATCATTACCCAACTCAGAAAAATCAACAATTATTCAACTATATATTATATGCGTGGTTGAGGGTATTTAGTATTATACTCCTCGTTTTCTTCTCATTGACTTAAAGGAGGAAATGCCATGAATTGTCTTGGTATTTTCTACGGTCATTCTCTGTTAACAGCAGAGAAGATTGCAAAGGTTGAGCAACTTTGCAAGGCAATTCACTGCTCATACTCTTCTCCTGACTGGAAGAAGAGTTATGTAGAGACCTATGTCCGCGATCCAGTCAGCGGACTTTGGGACTGGACCAAGGAGGTCTACAATGAAGACCTCCCTGTGGACTCGGACTCTGATGAACCCATCAAGGTAGTTTATCATCGGCCCTGTCTCAACACTGACACTGTCATAGAGTACGTACGCGATAACGTACAGTACTGTGATGGTGCTGTAGAGGTCGACTGACAAAAAGTTTGATTCAGATTATTGGCACGCGTCTGGATCATGCAATACTTAGTAAGCGTGCCTTTTTGAGGAATTAATCATGACTAGAGACGAAGTACTCTCTAAGGCTACCGCCGCCTTTAAGAACGGCACCTATGAAGAGCAGGTTAAGGCTCTTCAGGAACTCAAGGCACTTGGAACTCTCAAAGCTTTTGAGTACACTCTCAGCGACGGGCAGGAGTGGTCTACTGAAAGAGATGTTGATGTCCCGTCGACGGTTGAAGAGGCCAAGGCTCTCTTCAACTACGGTCCCTCGCTCCTCCCAGTTTGCGGGGAAGAGAGGTACTGGACTTTGGAATAGGGGGGAATATGGCGAGAACTACCAAGAAGCAGGAGGCGCATCTCCTGTCCCTTATGGTTGAAGCACTCTGCGACAAAGCAGATGCTTTGATCGCAGAATCGGAATGGAAGGAGAGAATGGCATACGATGCCGAGAACTCACTTCCAGGGTGTGACGACTACGACTATGCGCAGTCGTATCGCCACGAGGCGTTCTGCCTGAGAGATGACGCTTATCAACTCTCAAGGAAAGCAGAGGAACTTGAGTCCAAACTCAAGGAGGTGCAGAACTAAAACAACAATTCTTCAAGCCTGATGCTGAATTGAATTAGGTCAGGCAGATGGCTCATTCAACATTCTTGTTGGGTGAGCTATTTTTTTATCCATCCAACTAACGAGGTTAATATGTACATTTATGAAGGAGATGATTTGCATTTCTATGCAATCTATCGTATTGGCTCTGAGTATGATGAAGACATCAATTTAGGTTTTCGTAGGAACTTTGAGACCATCACCGGCTATGATCTTCATGATGCCGTTGAAGATGGACTTGAGATTGATCCTAAGGCATACGTGTATCATGGTAAACGTACGCTCGAGATCTACGTTAATTCTCAGCAGATTGAAGTTGTCACCAACTTTAATCCGCGGATTGTTGATTATGACGGCGAAGATGCTGATGGTACTGGCATGGCTCCGCCAATCAATCAACCGTTTTGCGATGAGCCTGAGTGTTTTAATCAGTGTTTTTGGAGGTCTAATGAATAAACAACGAATTAAATTGGTTGTATCCAAGCAGCCGTACTTCTCTTACATCTCTCCCGATGATCTTTTGCAGGTGGAAGATGGAGTGTCTGAGGTGCAATTTCCGGCTTATTTTGAGAACGGTAGACTGTTTGCCACTACGATAATTCGTAAAGCTGATGGCAAGTGGATTAAGGATATCAACTGGACGGAATCAGCTAAGCCAGAAGAGTGGGACCTGAAGAACCATTCTGTTATATATCCTTCTACCGAGGAATTTATCAGGGACATTAGAAGATCGTATTCTGTCATTGGACAAGAAGCAGTAATTGTTCTCAAGGATACGTCTTCATTTACTTTGAAGCGTGTACGTAAGTATACGCGCAAATAAGGCAATTAGTATTTTGTCTTAAAAGGTAGCCCTGCTCAGCTGAGAAGCTGAGAGGGCTACTTCTTATTTTATCCAAAATAATCTTTGATTATATTTTTTTCTGTTTTCTCTATTATTCTTGAAATTATACCAGTCAGGAATGGACTTAAACACTTACGTGCATTGACACCTCTTTGAGAAAAGAACATGTCAATAGGTACACCTGATTCAGTTTGAACTGGTTTAGGGAAGATAGCTGCTGTAGTAGCTTTAAGCTGATTACAGAGTACTAACTTATCACCAGTACTATGAGGTATTCTTTCTTTGATATAATAGATGAACATCACTGTATCTTCATCAAACTCTATTCCTTTAAACTTACTGCCTATCGGTACCTGAGTTGATTTAATAAACTCATTAGCTCTCATACTTCCAGATGCTAATTTAGATGCAGCGTTAACTTCAGCTATAGCAGCGTTAACTAACTTAGCTACTGACGGATTCATATTAGAAATACTTCCACCATAGTAAGCATCAATATGAACTATCTCACCACTATATCCAGCAGTAGGTGTAGCTCTATTAAGATCGCCAAGTAACTCAACAGTACTTTCATCAACAGTAAGTCCATTATCGTCACCAACAGGATCCTCTTCGAATACCATTAACGGTGTAGATACCTCTACCTTATCTCCAATACTTAATGCTTTATATACTTTAGACTTAGCAGATAATGTTATTACTTTAGGATTGACAGGATCAATAGCTAACTTCTTGGATAATGCTTCCGATATCTCAGTAGAGTCTTCAAGAGTAGTTTCAGTTTCGATGAAAACTACGTTAGTCATAACACCAGTAGTATAATCAGCCTGACCAGTGAAATTATCTCTGGTGAAAAAGTTCTTATTATAAGTAAGAACATCCTGCTTCTTAAACTTATCACCTACCTTGAAATTGGTTACCAGATTCTGCTGTATAACTATAGATTCAGCATATTCATATTGATCATCTATACGGAATACATTTTTAGTACCATCATTGTAGGTAACTTCCATAAGTTTGGCTTCATGATCTATCTTGGTAACTTTACCATCTTTCTCTGCTACTGCGGCAAAATCATCTGATACACGATGAGCTACTACTCGTTCATATCCAGTACGCACACGGTTCTTATTAACGTATTCAGTTCCCATTAAGTGCGTTGACTGAATAGAATTGAAGTTAACACGAGGGGGATCGTCAGTGTTAGCGAATGGCATACATAATGAATGTATTGACATTACATTAGCTGGCTTAAGTGTGTGTGGATCTTTGGATTCGCAAACACCTAAAGTGTTAACTACAGTAGGATCGAATGAAAGCATAGCATTCATACCAACTTTACCTGAGTCAGCAGTTGCTTCACTTAACACACCTATATCATCTGCAGCAAAACGTCTATCATTAGTAACGAATGATTCACCAGTTCTTCCGCCTATACCGCCATAAGTAATATTAGAATACATCTTAATATCTTCAAGAGGATTAGATGCCTCTGCTGGCATAGTAGATTCATTCTGGACTATTCTTAAATATACTGCTTTAGGGTTGATACTGAAAGCATTATTCTTACTGCGTCTTGCCTGATATCCTGCAAACTCTCTTGACATCTCGTTATAGAGAATAGCATTAAACTGTTCATATCCTCTGATACGATGGTTAGCACCTGAAGATGCTTCTCTATGATCAATAGTAGATAACAGTACACCGCATCTTAATAACAGATCTCTCACATTGGTAGGTTCATGCATCTGTTTAAGTACGGTATAAGTCATATTGTCTACAAACAGATCATAGAAACTGTCAATACCTTTAAGATAGTTAACAGCTAACCCATTCTCAGCAAATAAACTGAAGTAAGCATCTTTACCTTCAAAATCAGCCATACTGTATCCGGTTAAATCGTATGCATCTAATCCGGCTACTATCAGAGATTTATCTAACGGATACCTGTTGAAATGTAAAACACGATCAGCAAATTTAATATGAATATCATTAGGTTTAGGTTCATAACGTTTTTCTGATGAAATCATAGGTTCATCAAAAGATTCATTACCGCCTACACGTGTTTCTTCATTATTCAATTTAGAAGTTACCTTAGCATATTCTTCTGCTGTCATAGGTCTGGCTTTAGCTACATCCTGAGGAAGAGGAGCTGCATTAGGAATAACTGTAATATCAGCTGATTTAATCTTATGCTCAGTACAATGCAGATAATCAGAAGCTTTCTCTAAAATAGATTTAGATAACTTCTGAGGATCCTGAGTTCTAAATGTTATTCCATCATAATTAAGTACTCTTCTCATAACTGCATGAGACTGACCTAATTTAACTTCTATTAGCATTCCTCTGATCTTAACTGCACTGGGATTAAGTTCATCACCGGTAGAAGTAACAGTAATGTAGAAATGTATTTTACCTAATCTGGGTTTAACAGGACGATCTAATCCTTCAAGACCAAATACTGATTTAACTTTATCAATAGCGCCGGATATAACGTTAAATGGATTATCAAATATTGAGGTAATTGCATTAACACTGAATTTATTTTTCACTGAAATAGGTTTATCCAAATATTTGGAAACATCAGGATAATTAGGAACATTAGTATCATAACCATCTGTTATGTATTTGTTAAATTTACTAATACCTATACCTATATCGATATCCGGCATACTCTTAAGATAAGGAGTATTACGTTTATCTCTTACATATACAGATGCAACTTGTTCTTTGGTAATCTTTGTTGGTAATCCTAATTCTTCAAGTTTTTCACGTATTTTAGGAATAGCATACATGTTAGCATATAACTCTGTATAAGTTTTATCAAAAACTCCTCTATTAAGCATTTTATTAAAATACTTCATAGGTGTAAAAGTATGACCACGCTCGTGCATGATTCCCGAAAACAATGCTATTTCTATAAATTTTTTCGAAAACTTCTTAATATTAAAGATCTTTCTTAATTCAGCAGGCTTAAACGTTATAAATATTCTGCCAAATGCGCACTCACGACACGCTTTTCTATAATTCTCATAAAAAGCTTCAGGAAAGGCCTCAAATAATTTTTCATACAAAAGAATAGTACCGCCAGAACAGGAACAGTAAACTGTTCCTCCTCTAAACACAATATCAGGATGTCTGTCTAAATGATATTTCTGGCAAATTTCTTTAGCCCACGTATCATCAGTCATAAGAAACAGATCACCATTTCTATCGTATTTCTTTATAATAGAACGTGCATATTCTGTTGCTTCATCATCAGTATTCAGATATTCTGGATTAGGATCAGCTATTAATGCAATACACATTCCAGCATTAAGATGCTGCCACAGAATACGGGTAGAACCATCTTCTTCGAATACTTTAAGATCTTCTGTACCAGGTAAACTATACGTCAGATCATTTTTATTTCTATCATTCTGAAGAATCTCATAATCAGTTTCATCCTGTTCAGCTCTTCTATTGGTTATAACAATATTGGGCTTAGAATCATTTCTAGGTTTAATCCAATCTTTACCATAAAGTATTTCAAGCTCATCAGAACCAGCCACTCTGTCTGAATTAACTCCGAATGACTCAGTAGCAGGAGTACTTTCACTTACAATAATCTTAGATCTGTTCTCAGTAATGTAGTACTCTATACCGATATAGTCTAACATTCTTCTGAGACCATACCTGTAAGCTAACATAATCATTACAGGTAATTCAGCATTAAGTATCTTAATAGTAAGAAATTCACTGAGAGCTTTTTTAACTTCTATTCCATCTCTTAAAGATAATTTAAGAAGATCCAATAACGATGTATAAGGGAAATCTACATCTTCACTGAAATTCTTTTTATTAACCGCAAATACCTGATTAGTATTATCAATAAAGAATATATCATTGGTATTATAACCAAAGAAAGTACCATAATTATTTTCTAACTTTTCTACTTTCTCTGGACTAACCTGTGAAGCTTTAACATGATTGAATCTATGATAGTAGTCAAATACCAATACAAACTTATCTTTATTGGTAAAAGTAATTTCATTAAAGCGTTTAGCCATCATGCAGTATTCATAAGAGATAGGCTCGTTGATATCGAGGCTACCGAATATGATACTTGCAGTGGATTTATCCTTATTATTTACAAAGCTTTCTACATAACCAGTAAAGCTATGCGCCTTAGTAGTGTTCCTTACTACACGGGTTTTGTTATAGTTAGAAGCTAACGCTACTTCGTGGTCATTGATCTTAATAATAGGCAATGCGCAACGTTGCTTCTTGATAACCATAGGGTTACCATCAGCTATAAATCTATCATTGCTATCGATGTTAGGTATCTTAATCTTAATAGTAGATTTCTTACTATGTATATCTTCATAAGAACAGGTATACAACGTATAATTATTAAGAGGATCTGCTATTACTTCCTGTTTAACATCAGTTAAGAATACACCTTTGTTCTGGAATGATGAAATCACACCAGCAAAATGTTTCTTAAATGTCTTTTCTCTATAACTCTTCTCAAATGTATCAGTAGAACTCTCCAAAGCAGATTTATCTGGTGCAAATCCCACTACTTTCTCATTAAGTACTTCTTTCTCCAATCCTATATCAGAATGATCAAGTAGCAGTTTGGAGATGTATACACCATCTACCTTACATTCTTTATATTTTGCAGCTAATTTCTTAAAATGCTGTTTGGCAGCAGGAGTAAGATCTTCGTTATTATCAATAAAATCATTGGTTTCGGTGTCAAGATCTTTTACATACTCTTCTGCATAAGTATCTTTGGTTTCTTTAGTTGAAATAGTAGATACGTTAGCTATCTTGTTTACAATAGCTACTCTTCTTACTACCTGTTCACCTGAAGGTTTGACTTCTCTCATTACTTCTTTAGGCTGAGGTACATAAGTCTTAATTGCAGCAGCTGCACGTACTGGAGCTATTTCTTTCTTAGGCTTAATAACTGATACTAACTTATTGATAACTGTATCCTGATGTACTTCATCTAACTCAGTTTTATCCTCAGGTGATTTAATTTCAAAAGTAGTATTTTCTGTTTCAGATTTATTCTCTTCAATTAACTGATTGATAGTATCCTGATGTTTCTCAGCCTCTTCACTTCCCATAAGTGCTAAGAGATTTAACTGATTAACGAATCTATAATAGATGATATTCTTAGCATTAAAATCTTTAATCTTTTTAAGATTAAAGATCAGATATTTATCATTATGTTTTAAAATGATGTTAATCTGAGCTAACGTTTCATCATCTAACTTCTCTAACATAGAAGTTGTTTCTTTTTCCCATAGGAAATTAACCAGATGCATCATAAAAATAAAGTGAAAACTATTAGGCTTTCTTACTGTTGAAGGCGTTAACTCTTTACGGGAACGAATAAACAACGATTTGTCATATACTTCAGATGACCAAGGCAGTAAAATAAACTGATGTCTATGCTGATACTTAAGTTTATCACAAGTATTAAACACTGAAGCTAATATCTGCTGCATAATTCTGAAATAAGGAAGTCTGCCATACATCCTCATTCTGAATAACGGATTGTGATTAACGACTATTAAGTATAAGTTATTAGTAGGAAATTCTTCTATCTTATTTAAGTAACGGAAATTAGAACCTTGCTGCTGTCTGAACTTCATTAAAGTAGTAGGTAATCCAGCAAACCTTAAAATAAATTTATCTGGATAAACAATAGGGCCAGTAGTATCTAATTCTCTGATGTGATAGATAAACTTCTTACCCGATTCTCTCTGAATAAATTCATTCTCATCTACTCTTGGAGCATCCTGATAATTATCTGGATAAGATACGTTGTCAAGCACATGAAGAATTGAATTAAACGGTAATTCAAACTTCTTATCCAAGGTGATAATCTTATTAACCAAATCACCCATCTTGTAAACAGTGTATTCACGAGCGAATCTCTGTTCATTCATACGCTCAGTTGCTTCTTCAGGAAAATCTCTATTCTTATAGTCGAAATCCCCCCACATTAACTTATCAAAATCTTCCATCTGATACATTCTCCTAAATAACTGCGATAGTTCTATATCGTGACCGTAATGTAAATTGAAAAAAAATATCTATATATAACGCATTTGATTAACCAACAAATCAGGAGGCAATATGGATTCATTTGTTATGTTTAATCATACCGTCGTCGTTGAAGCAATTGGCGTATATGGCGCCGTGGCCGATACTAGCCGTGGCGTCATAGTCATCGATCCTTCCATGGTGGATCTTGTCAGGAAATTTCCTGGCATTATTTGCCATGAAATCGGTCATCTTGATGACCCAGCAGCAGACTGGCACATTCTGCTAAAACCCGGCATGACCATGCTGGAAGTTCAGGTGGCGTGCTTCTACGCACATTGCTCTAAAAAGGCGATGTGTTACGAGGTCGCCGCCGACGGAAAAGCCGTCGAAATGGGAGAAGGACACTCCCTTTTGATGGCTCTTAAAAAGATGTATAATGAACTGGGAGCAGCTGCCGGAGCTGATCTCCTGGACAGAATCAACAGACTGGAGGTCTGGGAAAGAACCGGAAAATTCGTCATTGACGGTGCAACAACTGTACCGTCAAAAGATGAGATTTTCGATCTCATCGGGCCAGTAACAATGGCTCAGATTGAGATTCGATCTCGTAAAATGCTGGAGGCATCGGGAATTGATCCTGATGCTCTGGCAGAGTAATGAGAAATGGAACCCGGAGCCGAAAGACTCTGGGTTTTATTTTTTTTTTCAAATTAATTATTTCCATGCATTATTCATATGGTCAATTTATTAAGCAACTATTAAGGAGTTAATCATGATCGATGAAAAAACAGGTAATAAGCTTGTTCAGATTATTAAGCATGCGTATTTGTTCGAAATTGTTTTGTGGGATCACATGACAGAATATCACTTCGAATGTTATCCGTACATCACTGATGACCGTCAGATTGACACAGTTTGCTTTGCTACTAAAATTAATCATAATAACTCAGAAGGCAATCGGCATTTGGATGCATGCAAGGATCAGATCGACGACATGGCTGATTGCGTATCTGAACTAGTCAAAAACCATCCTGATCTTATATTGAAAAAAGCTATTTACACGAAACATGTAAATTTTGATTCTAATGAAAACAAATGGGTAAGTACATCTCATAAGCCTTGCGAACTAAAATATATTTATGCTGATTGCTACGACCATTACAGTGAGCATGACGAGGATGAAGATGAGATACCGCCAAAAGCTATCTGTAATCGTTCTAGTAAAATCGATAAAAAAACTGAAAGCAAACTTAATTGGATCATTGCCAATGCGTATCTGTTTAGAATAGAGTTACGTGACGGCAATGTTGAATACCACTTCTCCTGTGACGAATATGTCACTATTGATGAGGATACTAACAGGTGTTATGATGTATGCCAGATAAATTACGATATGCCTAACTATGCACCTGGGAGACTGATATCTCCGTGCGGGAACTCAGTTCCTGATATGCAAAAATATCTAACAGAATTGATTTGGAATCATCCGCATTTAATATTAACTAAAGCAGAGTACACAATGAAAACTGGTTATCGTTTTAATCCTACGTATGACGATTGGGACGAATACGATGGTTAATCTTTACTAGTGTATTTTAACGCAACACAATTTAAGACGTATACTCTTAACTGAGTATACGCCTTTTTATTTTTTTGTTCTAAATAATATGTTCGCCGTGGGTCGGCAATGATATGATCAATAATCCAAATCAACTGTTTACATAGAGGTTAGTTAAATGTACAATGTAAACAAGATCTATATAGAACAGCGCAATCATATCGCTGTCTATAATCCTGATGAAATATCTCCATCTGAATTAGCTAATCGAATAGGTGTAAACGTTAAAATATTCGTATCGGTATACAATTCAGATTCAAAAAAATCAGTAGCTTTGAATTATAGTAAATTAGTTACTGATTATGAACCTATGGAAGTAAACGATTGGAAGACATTTGATAAACAATTAACAGATGCTTTAGTCTTAGGATATACGGTTAAATTACCGGGTTACGTACCAGGTACTATGTATCCTACTAATCCTATTAAGATCTGGGATACAATGTCTTCTATCAATACTTTCGATATTCAATATTGCGATTACTTGTCCGGAAGAGCAAATATTTTTGCAATCAGATGGAAGCTTAAAGATTTAAGTATCTCTATAGCAGATAAAGCTTTAGACTATCCTAATCTTAAAAGATGCATTCCTATAGTCAATGGTTTTGCCTGCAGACCAGTATACAGAGAAGAAGACAATAAACTCTATGCTTTAGATGGTTCTCATTTATGTTGGCATAATGGTTTACATACTACTCCTGAAGTACAACTGTTAGACTTTACTTCTATAGGTGATTATCACTGTGAATCTATTCATACTGAAAAACATACTCTTGACACCTGTACTTATGCATATAGTACAGATGGCATGTATAATTTCAGTTTGATTAACGAGAACTATTCCTTATATGAATGGACACCTATCATCAGTATAGGTGGTATGCTTATTTTTCCTGATGAATATGAGATTAAGAGTGAATATCAGTTAACTATTAACTTAGACAGATTCCCTCTTAATAAGGCATTAGCCTTGAAGAAGTTTCTTCAGAATGAACCAGATTGTTCCAGTGATATAAGTTATACATCTATTGATCCAAAGACTTATGTCTTAGAACAATTCAATACTGCTTTATCTAAAGATACTTTTATTATCTATCTTCATATAAGTAATTTATGTACTACCAGAACTAAATTAACTTCATGGAGAAAATCCATTACAGTAGATTTGAATACTACAGAAGGATTGCTTCTTAATGATGCTACTCATATAGTCAAGAATTATCATAAGGATACATTACCTGATCGCAAAGAATTAACTATTCAGGCATATGAAAATATCTTTGTAACTGATGATAACTTTGATAAAGATCAGACATCTTTTGTTAAACCTGATTGTTATCATCATACTTTTGAAGATCTTAACAAAAGTACTGTTACAATGCTATCCTTATTAGGAGGAGTTTAAATGCTTAAGTTATTCGAATATAACGAAAAAGATCATAAGTTCTATGTAACCTGTAATAAACTTGTTTGTTATATTCCTAAGAGATATGAGGATAAAGACTATCTGGTAATCACTGATACTGTAACTACACTGGGTGTGTTTACTATGATAGTGGATGATAAGACTGAATGCGGATTAAACTTACCTGGTATGATAACTATAGTTCCCGATTTACTTGATCAGGAAACTATCAATGAGAAAAGATATTACGTAGTTACTCTGCATAAAGGAAGTGTATTCAACGATAGCAATATGCTCATTCAAAACTCTCATATTGGTTATGACTTATGGATGGAGTTTTTAACTCAGGACAACAGACCATCCTTCCTTACTTACAATAATATCATCAGTCTGTATGATGATGTGCCTGATTGTACTGGTCTTAATCTTCCTAAGAGTCATGCATTATTCGAATTAGTATATTCTCATATGTTTCGTGACAAAGATAATCCTAATGTCCAATACCGATATACTGATATGAAAAAAGAACCAGTAGTCATTAACTTACATGATGTATCCTTCGGTACAACTACTACGCATAGTAGACTATTTGGTGCTTATGACGATATCGGATTGAACGCTGCATTAGTCAATAAAGAAACCAAGAATAACGAACTTGAAGACGTATTCCGTCAATAAATTTAGAGGTTACTTATGGGTTTAGCTCCTAATTTAAAATTCTCCTGTGGTGCCTTACCATCGTACAACGGGCACTCACTTAAAAGCCTTACTGCTGATGAAAATGGCTGCTATGATGCTGTATTAGGATGTGTTGGTGCTCCTACCCGTGCTAACGTTATCTATGAAGCAGATTCATTAGTCAAGGCCATGAACGATCCTGATTCCAGATTCAATATCTGTCTTAAGGATGGCAACTTATTCGGTGAATGGGGACATCCTGTTATCAACGGTCAGAAGGATATCCCTCGTCTGATGAGAATAGATGAAAAATATATTTCCCATTTATTTACCAAGATCTGGATAGATGATGTACCTGTCAATATGCATGGTGTTAATGCATATCCTATCAGAGCTAAGGTTAAGCCTTGCGGCCCTTATGGTGAGGTACTTGAAAAATCATTAAGAGATCCGATGATCAATACTGCATTCAGTATCAGAAGTTTATGTTTACCTTCTACTGGTCCCGGTGCTTATGAATATCGTAAAGTTCAGATAGTTGTGACTTTTGATGCGGTTAATGCTCCAGGATTCGAAATAGCTTCCAAGAGATATGTCAATGGCAATGAATCATTTGAAGTTAATATCTCTAAACAGGAAATGACTGATGCTGTTGCTTCCTGTGGTATGGAAGCTATGATGATCACTGATAGACAGATTAAGAAATTCTATAATGAAAAAGATTATAAAATCAATGGTAGGTTAGTAGCTACTGATATCACTGGTGATAGCAGTGTCTTAGGTGCTGATGGCAATATTGGATCAGCCGCTGATTTACTTTATAGAGGAAGAATGTAAATGTTTGGTTATGATGATTTACTTGGCGGTATGGCTGATTTCAATGTTGAGAATAAAGTAACTCCTAAATCTATTCCTCATACAGAAGATTTCAAAATGCCGCCTCAGGCTAATGCAGATTGTAAGAATATGGACATTACCTATATCACTGCTGATATTCGTCCTGAAAAAGGAGCGATGAATCAGTGTCCTGTATTCTTATCTATCGATCCTCAGACTAACGCAAGGATTATCAGCGCTTATATTTCAGGGCCTATAGGTGAAGTTAACAACTATGTAGATCTTATTGATGTACTGTTAACTGCTACTTCTGAAGATGTTATCAAGATTTATATCGATAGTCCTGGCGGCATGATTGCTTCTGGCGGATTAGTAGCAAGTGCTATTGATCACTGTGCTGGTAAAGTATACACTATTGCCCGTGGATTATGCGCCAGTGCTGCTGCTCTTATTCATAGTGCTGCCAAGCCTGAATATACATCGGTATCGCCGTTAGCAGTTATGCTATATCACATGAGTTCGCATGCTGATTCAGGTGTATCTACTGGTATCAAAGGGAGAGCACAGAATCAGGTTAAGTATGTTAATGAAACATTACTTAAGAAAGCAAGAGCTGATCATCATATCACTGATGAAGAATTTGCCCGTATTCAGGCTGGAGAAGATATTATAGTTCCTGCTGTTGAATGGATGAAACGTACAGGTAAAGGGAGTGAAGAATGAGTTATTTAGAGACAGTAGATCCTTATGAGGATGCTGGTATTACAGTAGATGAACTTACAGATAAAACAGAAGTAGATTCACAGCCTGTTGATACTAATGAAGAGATAGCTGCTACTGAATCTTTTGATTATTATCAGGGACTTGGCAATAAGAAGAATGCTCAGATGGGTGCTAATGCTCTCCTTATGCAACAGCAACAAAGATTACCATTTTCCATCAGAACTTCAGACGGTAAGAATTTCAGAATCTACTTCAGAAGTGATACCCTGATGATGCCAAGAGAAGTCAATCTTCTCTGTAGATTTATTGATACGAGAAAACCCGGTGAAACAGTTACCTTTGTATTAGGTGTTGAGCTTGAAGATAATCAAACACAACTTCTTGGCCCTATTATCAGCAGTATCATCAGCTGTCCTGGCACTGTAAACACCATAGCTGCAGGTATGTGCTCCTTATCTGAAACTATGATATGGTGTTTTGGCAAGAACAGAGAAATGTATAGGTATGGTGCTCTTATATTCTCCAAACCTGAATTCTTAACCGTGTGCAAAGAATATAAAAACTACTATGATGTCGTATACACCAGAGCTAAAGAAATTGGGGTAATTACTGACGAACAGATTAAGCATATTTTCAGTACTAACGAAGATCTTATGTTGATGTATTCTGATGTAGTCAAGCAATAAATTATTAGTATCGGGAAATAAACTTTCCCGATATTTTTTTATAACCTTGTACTATTGTTTGAAGATATTAGTAATTGCCGATGTGATGAAACTGGTATACATAAGAGACTTAAAATCTCTCGGTCTTTGACCATGAGGGTTCGATCCCCTCCATCGGCACCAGTTATGGGTTGTTAGCTCAGTCGGTAGAGCAGTAGACTTTTAATCTATTGGTCGAGGGTTCGAGTCCCTCACAACCCACC